GAAAATCGCCCGGTTGCGGTACGTTGACCAGCTATGCCAAGTTGATATTGCAGCGCGTGTGCCGTATTGTCGGACATCAATCGGCAATAGGCTGAAAATTATTGATAAAATGCTGGATGCGTGATATCATAATCTTAATCGGGTGCGATTTCTCACGAAACGCATTAAAGCGGCAGGCTTTCAGGTCTGCCGCTTTTCTTTTTGCACGGTTCCGCTCTTGATTTTAGATCTTTCCGTTTTGGTGACACAATACCCCCGGTGTTCCGTTTGGAGCATCGGGGGTATTTTTGTTTATATACAATTTTTCAAGCGCTCATGCGGATTTTTCCGTGTGGGCGCTTTTCTTTTTTTGTCCTTCGTTTGACGCCCGTTGTCTCTCGGCTTTTGCCGATGCAGTACACTGGATGCACAAGGAGGGATGTTTTATGAGCTATTATCCGACACCCGGAACGCCTTACGTTCCGCAGCAGCCTGTCAATCCTTACGGCGGCATGGGCACGGTAGGTCTTGCCACTTCCCTGCCCAACACGCAGATGCAACAGGCACAGCAGCAGCGTCCGCAGCCGATGAATGGGCAGCAGCCCGTTCAGCAGTCGGCACAGGATGGCGGTTGGTTGCTTGGCAGACCTGTGTCCAGCAGAGAAGAGTTTTTGGCAATACCGTCTGATCTGTACGGCAGACCGACCTACTGCCCAGACTTGCGTAGTGGGGTCATTTACTGCAAGCGGCTCAACCCAGACACCTGTGAATCCTATGTGCAGGAGTTTTACAGCCCGGAAGCATGGAGACAGATGCAGGCGCAGCAGGCACAGCAGACCGCTGCACCGACACAGCAGTATGTGCCTATTGAGCAGTACAATGCTCTTGTGCATCGGCTGGATGAACTGGAAAAGTGGCAGAAAAGCTTTTCTAAGCCCACTGCCGCAGCAAAGAAAGGAGAATAAGCGATGTCCTCTCCGTTTGATATGATTACTCACAGCCCTATCATGCAGCTGGCAAATCTGGCTCGCGCCGGTCAGAACCCGATGGGGCTTATCCAGCAGTTGGGTGGGCAGAGCGCACCCATCATGCAGGGCTTGAACCTGATTCAGGGCAAGAACGAAGCACAGCTCCGAACGATGGCGCAGAACCTCGCCAAAGAGCGTGGCATTGACCTGAACCGGCTGGCAAGCGTCCTGAATTTGACGCTTCCGAAGTGAGGAGGCTTTACAATGGATGATTTTGAAAACAGTCATTCCGAAAAAGATTTTGACATTAACAATCTGTGTGGCAATGACAAAATATGGGTTCCTTTAATGCTTGGCTTGATTTTCGGTGCTGCCAGCAAAAAGTGGGATGACCCAAAAGATAAAAAGGACAACCCTCCAAGCTGACTTGGCAATCCTAAAATAAGCATCCCTCTAAGCGAAACGCTTCTCAGTTTTGCGGACTTGACAAAAACCGCATTTGTTTGGCTTCGCCCATCGCATACGGCGGTGGGATAGCATAACGCAAAACTGAAAGGAGTTTTGTTATGGACGATTTTGCAACTGGCTATCTGGCTGGGCAGGACGGAGGCAATAACAACGGCGGATTCTTCGGCAACGAAGGTCTGTGGGCTGTTATTATCCTTGCCATCATCTTCGGCTGGGGCAATTACGGCAACGGCCGCAACGGCGGCGACAACGGCATGAACGCCTACATCCCCTATCTGGTCGGCACTGGCGCAACCGGGCAGGGCGGTGCAGACACTCGTGCAGCTCTGTCTGAGGGCTTCTACCAGCAGGATACCTCCCGCTCTTTGGCGGGTATCCAGAGCGGTATCTGCTCTCTGGGCTATGACCAGCTGGCTCAGATGAACGGCGTCAACACCAACATCGCAAACGGCTTTGCTGGTGTGAACAGCGCCATCTGTCAGCTTGGCTACCAGAACGCACAGCTCGTAAACGGTCTGGAACGTAGCGTGTCCAACGGCGACAACGCCATCAGCCTTGCCATCATGCAGGAGGGCAACGCTCGGCAGGCTGGTCAGACCGCACTTGCCACGCAGCTAGCATCTTGCTGCTGCGAGAACAAACAGCTCATCGGCGACCTGAAGTACACTATCGCAACGGAGGACTGCGCTACCCGTCAGGCTATCGCAGACAACGCCCGTGCAGTTATCGACAACTGCAACGCAAACTACCGCGCTATGATGGACTACTTCACGCAGGATAAGATCGCCACTCTGACCGCTGAGAACCAGAGCCTGAAGTTCGCCGCTTCTCAGGATCGTCAGAACGCGCTTCTGACCTCCGCGATGAGCGCCCAGACCGATACCATTCTGAACCGGGTCAATCCTCGTCCGATTCCCGCTTATCAGGTGGCAAACCCCAACTTGGGCGTGAACTGCTGCGGCTGCTGCTAACCAACACACTCCCCGATAACACCGGGTGAACCATCGGGGCAGGGGTAAGACACCTCTGCCCCTGATTTTTTAGGAGGAAAACATTATGGCTTGCAAAACAAGCTGCCGTCTGTGCCCGCACCTCGTCATCTCGGATGCGGTGACGTTCGCCAATGATACGCTGACCATCAACATCCCTGCTGGCGCATACCAGAACGGAGAGAAGTATTGCATTGTGGTTGCCCAGAGCATCCCGGACACGACCACCATCAACGCCCCTGTTGTCATCACCATCGGCGCAGGCACTACCGCATACCCTCTGACCGACTGCAACTGCGCTCAGGCAACCGCCGAGAGCATCCACACTCGCACCCGCTATGCTACCCGCGTTGCAACGTCTGCGACCGGCACAGGCACGTTCAAATATCTGGGCTGTTTCTGCCGCTCTCACGCAGGTGCGCCTGCATCTATTTCTTGAGGAGGTGTAGATTATGGGCAAGACTAATTTTCGCCGCATGATGATGCTCCGTGAACACGACAAAAACCGCGAGCCGGAGCGTGACCGCCTTGAGGAAGAGCGTGACCGCAGGGAGCGTGAGATGGAACGCCGTCTGCGCAAGCTGGAGGGTGGCAACGACCGCTATCCCTATTATCCGCAGGAGGAGAACCGTTACATTGACCCCTACCCTATCCCCCGCTATCCTGACGTAGAGAATGGACGCAGAATGCCGCAAATCGGCTTCTCACAGAACGGAGACTGGGACAAGCGGTCTGGGCAGTACGAACGTGGCGGTGCGGATAGCCGCTCGATCAAGATGCCCCGCCAGCACCTCACCCACGATGAAGCAGAGGAATGGTGTGACAGCATGGTAAATGCTGACGGCACGAAAGGCTGTCATTGGACGCTGGAACAGACGCAGGACGTTGCCAAACAGCGCAACATCACCTGTGACCCAAACGATTTCTGGGCAGTCATGAACATGATGTACTCGGATTATTGTCAGGTCGCAAAGCGTCAGTCCGTTGACACTCCGGGCTTCTACGCTGATATGGCAAAGGCGTTCCTTGAGGACGCAGATGCCGCAGACGGCAAGGCGTATCTCTACTGGGATTGCATTGCTGATAAGTAAAGAAGAACCCCTGTGTAGTCGTTAAAACTACACAGGGGTTTACTATTGAAAAAGCTAGGTGGGGTGACGATTCCCACATTTCCTAACGATGGGCGATAGCTGCCTGTTCTATCCTCTAGCTTTTTTCGGGGTTATCCTAAGTCAATCTGGTCTTTCGATGCTGCAACGGACAGGTTATAGATGTACTCCCCTGCCGTGAATCCGTGCTTGCGCGCTTCTCTCGTAACGAACGTCCGTTCGCTGTCGCTCATAAGGATTGTGATTCGCTTGCTACGTTTGCCGTCACCCTTCTGCCCCTGATGGGAAGTGTAAGGCTGAATCTCCATCGTGCGCTTTGCATCGCTGACGGACAGGTTAGTAAGAGCAATCATAATCTGCTGGTTCTGCTGGACGATAGCTTGCAGGACTTCCGTGTTCTTCATCAGCACTTGCAAGATTGCATCGTTCTGAGTATCAGGCTTGTTCTCCTGCGGGGCAAGGCTGTAATAGCCATCCTTTCGGAGAGACGGAAGAACGTCATCGAAAACCCAACTCTCAAACCTCTCTGCGCCGGGCAACTTGCTGTGGGTGATAAGACGGTAAACATCTCCCTCTGGGATGAAAGTTACCTCAATCATCTTATCTTTTGCTTGCGGGTGAGGTGTACTGCGCTTTACAGTATACCGACAATGGCGTTTTACTGCATCTGGCGCATTAGTATAGCCAAGTGCCTTTGCCACGTCAGAAGCACAGAAAAGAATTTTACCATTTTCTTCAATCGTGCGGAGCTGGCCAAAGGTCTTGTTCTTAAAAACGTGAAGCGCGTTACATCTCTTGTTATCCATCATATCCTCCATATACAACTGTTTAGCATCTTCCATTCCGACCTCATACGCCTTGTAAGTGATTCGAGATAACGCTTCCGCAATCTCGTAATCATCCTTATTGAGCGGACGACCATTGCTGTTTTTCTTGAAGTTTTCAAGAATTTCTTCTTTCGTTGCTGGAATGTTCATTGGTTTTACCCGAAAACGGCTTGTAAGAGGTCGCTTCGGATGATATAATGGATTTATCCGAGAGCAATCTCTGGTGTTGAATAAGGCGTTGACTATTCTTTTGCAGGGAGCAGTCAATGCCTTATTTTTTATTCTTCACTCGCCTTTTCTGCAACAAGCTGAATTCCACGTTTAACAACTTCCGTTTTCGTTATCCCCATTTTTTCAGCGCATTCTTGCACTTCTTTCATTTCCTCTGGGGTCAATCGAACTTCAAACCGTTCAGTCTTTTTGCTATCAGTAGGGCGACCCAAACGCGGACACATACCAACACCTCACTTTTTGTCCGTACAAACATTGTACTATATGTCCGTACAAAAGTCAATACCTAATGCCGGAAGATGCAGTTTTCAGGTATATCGTGTTTCACGACATACCTCAATCCTCCAAGAAATCTTCCAGTTCAATCTTTCCTTCTGCCGCTGCAACCGCCAGAGCGTACACGAACTGCCCAATAGTCATTCCGTGCCGTCTTGCTTCACGGTTGATGTACTTGCGCTCTTCCTCGCTCATAAGGATGGTAATGCGCTTTGAACGCTTGCCATCGCCGCTTGCAACGCCTTGATGTGATTCCGGCATCGGGATTTTTTTCTTTGTCAAACCAGCTTCTGCTAGTGCGCCGGGAACATTGCCTTGTTCGATAAAACGTTGAACTTCTTTCGCTTGTTTCAGCTTCTTTGGCTTACTTTCGCTTACTACGGCATTGTTCGGCCGTGTTTCTCTGTCTTTGGCTTGCTTCGGCTTAATATTGCTTAACTGTGCTTCATTAGGCTGTGCATGGCTGTCTGTGTCTTCACTGGGCTTAATCTGTGCTTGTTCGGCTTCGTTCGACTTTGTTTGGCTTACTTCTTCTTCCTTTGGCTCACTTCGGCATAATGTCTGCTCCGAAAAAATAGGCTGAAAATCAAACCCGCCAAGTAGACCCGAAGACTTTTTGCTGGTTGATTTCATTTTACATTCTCCATCCGTGCGCCACAGTTCGGGCAATATCTCATTTGTGCAACTTCTGTTTCATATCCGCAAATAGAACATTTGTAAGATATAATCAAGTTTTTTGTTCTAACCCACTTTGAGTGCCGAGTTTCTGGCATCATTTTGACGGCTTTAATCACGGTTCTTATTGCTTCTATCGCTTCTTCTTGATCCATTCTGTCATATTCGCAAATAAACAAATCAAGCCTTTCTAGCAGTTCTTCTTTATCAATCATTCTCATTGTTATCATCCTCCACAATCATCTTCGCCAACGCCTTGAAATCCTCTGCGCTGGTGCTCTTTGCCGTGTCTCCACTAAACAGGCTGTGCCGTTCTGCCTGCGCCTTACGAACGCCCATAGACGGTCTAATCTTCACGTCCAGCAGGGTTGTACCCATGCTCTGTGCAACCACAGGAAGCTGCTTCACAACCTCTTTGGACAGGTTCTCACGGCTCTTGTACTGGTTCAGAAGCAGACCTTCAATCTTCAAAGTCGGGTTGAAGTATCTGCGAACATCGCTGATGGTCTGCGAAAGCTGGCTCAAACCAGCCAGTGCGTATCGGTCGGCTGTGATGGGAACGATAATGCTGTTGGCGGCGATCAGCGCGTTCACAAGCGCAAGACCAAGCTGCGGGGGAGTGTCCAGCACAATGTAATCGTACTGTTCAGACACGCTTTCAAGGGCTTCTCGCAGCCGGAAGTTCTTGCCCATGTCCCGGACAAGCTGCTCGTCGATGTCCTTCAATGCGTTGTCGGACGGCAGAATTTCACCAGCTTCACAGTGCTGGATTCCTTCTTCGACCGTGCCCTGCCGTGTCATCACATCAAACAGGGTGCATACGTCCTCTGTCTGTGCGCCGTAGGTGTCCGTTGCGTTGCACTGGGCATCGCAGTCCACCAACAGGACTTTCTTGCCAAGCAACTGCAATGCACCAGCCAGACAGGTGCTTGTGGTTGTCTTTCCTGTGCCGCCCTTCTGGTTGGCAACAGCTATAATTTTTGCCATTTTATCACTCTTTCTTTTATTTTCTATGTCTGATTACTTTTGCAGTGCGTCAATCTCATAAAATGCCGGAAGATACTCTTCAATCGCGCCGTCTTTCTTCAAGCTACCAATCAGATACCGCTTCGGATGGTCAGGCCAAGGGTCACGGTTAATTGAAAGAATATCTGCACACGCGGCCTTTACAATGTCGTAGACTGCATCTCTCCGCTTTGGTAGCTTAATAGATGGATGCTCTTCCATCATCTTTACCTCAACTACCTTTGCGACCTCGATACACTCTTGAACCGACAGCGCATCGCACACAGACCAATCGTACCCTTCGTATCCGCTTGTGCGGGGCTTTCTGGCAGCTTTTTTGATTTCCGGCTTGGAATTAGCCGCCTCACAATCAACCTCGCTAGAATCGGCATCTATGACGGGCTGCTTGGATTTGTACCCGAATCGGAACTCAACTGCTACTACCTTTCGCCCTGTGCAAATCTTTTCAAAGTCAACGACAATGTCTGAAACATTGCTGATCTCTTCCACTGCTGGTTCAAGAACTCTGCGGCGTAAAGCTCGGAAGTCGTCATAACTTGCATCGTTTGCCCCCAAGTGGTCACGCAACTGCTTCAAACCAATCTTGTTCGATGTTAGAGAGCGATTCATCCAATCTCGAATCATGCTGTACATCAGAATAGATGCTTGCTGCTTCATCCCGATCGTATAGCGCAGACGGTATTTGACGTAGCCGCTTCTTGCAATGTCGAAAAACACAGGCCGCAAGTCAGGATTACAGTTGATTGAAACGTCATAGGACAAGGATTCTCGATTGAACTTGACCTCTGCCTTTGTGAACAGCGGATACATCACATATTCTGTTCCATCTGCATTCAGTGGCACTGAAACCACGTTTCCCAAAAAGTGCTTAACCTGCGACTTCAAGTTCTTTGAATTGAGCTTCAAATCCAGCAACTTGCAATATTCAGCCAGCGTAAACGACACGTTAGAGCTTTCGGGGTCTCTCGGATTGATACGGCTCAGATAGACCTCAAGCAGCCGAAGCTCGCCTGCTGTGTAGTCCGTAAACTTCGCCCAAACCAATGCCTTGCTCTTTTCGACAAGGTTGTTTCCTGTCAATTCTGGCATTGCATCACCTCATTTCTTCTACCCTATTATACCACTGTATCGTGTACACGTCAACGATTCTGTACACAATTATTTTTCAACAATCGTCTTCCACATTCTGTACACGATACTCCATTTTTTGTACACGATACCCTCCACTTCTTGTACACGTTCCTCCACTTTATGTACACAATGCTCCACTTTTTGTACACGTTCTTACTATATATATAAACAAGAGATAAACAAGAGATAAACAAGAGATAAATAATCATCATCAAATAGTGACGACGATACATTTTCAACAATTTCTTCTCTTCAACGGGCAGATTGTGGAAAACGACAACTTTTTTGCTGAATAAGAAACGTCCATCAAGCCCTATAATTTACCTGACGGTTCTATCGTGTACAGAATATTGAGTGCAATCACACCAATAGGGGACGAATTGACAAGTCACGCTTTGGTGAACGAAAATTTCACGCGATTTCGTTAATTACATCCGCAAAAATCCACCATTTACGGTTCTATGGGGGACAAAATGACAACCCAAAACCATATTTATAACAGGCCTATTGTGTACAAAAAGTGGAGCACGTCCCCCTATATACCGTAAAAACTTCGATAATTCGACAATCAGCCAGTTATATTATTGGGGTTCACGGTATAGGAATCGTTGGACTTCATAGCCGCTTCCGTTCCAGCATCCTGCGCCTGATAAAGAATCTCCATCTTTGGGGCGGTTCCGTTTGGGTCTGGGTCAGTTTTGGTAGCCTGCGCCATCTCATAGCTACCAGACACCATCCGGCAAACAGCGACCCTGTCCTTCAACGGCGTGTGGAGGTTTGCCAGAATCTCCGTCAGCACGCCGATGTGGTCTGAGCCGTGATCTCCGTACCGGATGTACAGCAAGGCATCTATCTCATAGGAGGAACACTCCATCATGGCATCTATGAGAATCCGCCGTTTCTCCAAATCGGAAAGGCCGTCCTCAAGGTGTTCAAGTAGCCCCGGATGAATGCAAGCGTCCATATATCGAGCCACCGATACGCCGCAGCAGGTGAACCAGCGCATAGTCATCGGAAGGGAAATGGCTGCCAGACCTTGCTCCCAATTTGCTATCGTTCCACGATTCACGCCCATTTTTGCCGCTAACTTCTGCTGGCTCAAGCCGGAACGCATTCGAGCTATCTCCAATGCTTTGGCTGTTCTTACCAAATATTCATCCATAAATTCTTACCCTTTCAACAAAATCCGGCAAAACTGCCGGGTTCGACAAGCCAAAAAATGGAAAAAGCTGCTATGGAGAACCAACAGCAGCCTATGATATAACTGTATTGTCAAAAAATTCCAAAGAGGAGTGGAACAAAAATGAGAGAAACTGTAATCTGGAACCATGAACGTATGCCGATCATAGACGGAATGCCTGCCAGCGTTCCCGATGGGCAGCCACACACACCTGAACCGTGGGAGGAAAGCGAATGAACCGAACTGTAGATGCTTTGATTATTCCATACACTCGCAGACGGACGCTGGAGCTTGTCCTGAGCCTTTCTGGGTACGAAGCTGATAAAGATGCTTACCTCGAAGCAAAAGGCATCCTGGAACGCGCCGTAGCCGCTTTAGACGACGGACGAGACCCGGCAGACAGCATCGAACGCATTGACGGACAGCTCGTAGAGCTGTGATTGGAGGAAAGATGGATAGGCGTTGTCCCTTTTGACTTGAACACTCGTGGCTTCCCTGATGTGAAGTAATGGATGCGAAGAAAACGTTCGATTTTTACGAAGTTGTTTAAAATACATTGACTTGACAACCAAAAGATGTATAATCGTATCAAATGAACATCTGCACTTACCGATCGGGAGGATATGCCACAATGAGTGAACAGGAAAGAGCCAAGATTGACCGATTTATTGCATGGTTGCTGGAACATCCTGAAAAGATTCCGGCAGCGAAGCAAGCCCTAGACTTGGAATAACAGAAAATCCCTTGCGCAGAGCTATACCAGCCCGGCACAAGGGATTCTTTTATTTTACCGGGCATGAACGTCACATCTTCTCGATCAGGTTCATCAGAGCTTCACGCTGTTCCTTCGGCATAGATTCAAGTTTTCTCCTAATCCGCTCCACTGCTGCATCGACTTCACTTTGCGGCTGCTGGGGCGGGTTTTCTTTTTGGTTGCCAGAAACCAAAGCATCTACGCTTGTTCCAAAATAAGAAGCTATCTTATCGAGCGTTTCATATTTCAAGCTTTGCTTTCTACCGTTTTTCAAATCGGTCAAAGACCCACGGCTTGCGCCCGATTCCTTGCACATTGTGGTCATGTTTACTCCACGCTGCTTGCAGAGTTTTTCAATATTTTCGTACAAGTTTGCCATAATTCCAGTCCTCGCATTGTAAGGTTTGCTGAAATTACGCGAACGCTTAAAAAAGCCTTGCATTTTACGCGAAAGCGTATTATACTAAGACTATACCGCGAAGGCGTAATGAATGATTTCTAGCAACTTCATTATATTACACTTATGCGTAAAAATCAATAGCCGGAGGTGAAATAATGGCTGAAAAAAAACCTCTGTGTGACTTTGGCAAACAAATCGAGATTGCTCTTATCCAAAAAGACAAGACTAACGACTGGTTGATTGAAAAAGTCAAGGAGGATACCGGACGATATTTTGACCGTTCTTACCTTTTCAAGGTTAAGACTGGAAAGCTGGAAACGCCCGGAATCAAGAAAAGCATCTGCCGGATTTTGAACATTCAGGATTCGGGAGCATAAGAAAGGAGAGAAAATGGCAAACATTCAAGTTTTTGAATATCAGAACAACAAGGTTCGTACAGTCGATGTGGACGGTGAAGCGTGGTTCGTTCTGAAAGATGTGTGTGAAGTTCTTCATCTTCGTACGACAGCAAAAGTCGCAGAGCGTTTGGATGATGATGAAAAGGGTATGAATCAGATTCACACCCCCGGTGGCACACAGAACGTAACGGTTGTCAATGAAAGCGGTCTGTACCATGTCATTCTCCGCAGCGACAAACCGGAAGCGGCTCCGTTCCGCAGATGGGTCACGAACGATGTGCTTCCTGCAATTCGTAAGACTGGAAGCTACAACGCACCGCAGCTTACCCGCTCGCAACTCCTTGCAACTGCACTGATCGCAGCGCATGAGGAGCTGGAGGAGAAGGAAAAGCGGATTGCAGAGCTGACACCGGATGCTGAGTTCGCTCGTGCTGTGTGCATTGCGGACAACTGCTGGACGGCCACCAGCATTGCAAAGGACTACGGTCTGACTGCTGAAAAGCTGAACAAGCTACTTTACAGCCAGCGAGTCCAGTACAAAGACAGCGACGGTCAGTGGGTACTGTACAAACCCTATCAGGGCAAGGGCTACACTAAGAACCGCAAAGGTAAGGCTATTCAGCGCTCCAACGGAAAGACTTATATCCCGAACACGACGGTTTGGACGGTCGAGGGTGAAAAGCTCATCCATGAGCAGCTCAAGAAGCTAGGCATCACGCCGAGAATCGAGACCAGGGCTGTTGCAGAACAGCAAGATTTCGGATGATGGGAGGACTGAATATGGAGCAAATCATCACCTTAAAGGTAGACCTTGAACACCCGAACGAAGCGCACCACGCCATTAACAAGGCGGTGGAAGCCTACGAGAAAAGCAAAAATCGCTGGGATGCCTTTGAAATCAACGAAGCCAAAAGCAGAGCACGGGACATTTTGTACAACCTGTGCAATGAAGGTTACAGTATGATATGGACGGTCACGGATGGCGCTGTCGGCCTGACGATCTGGAAAAGCTTTAAGGAGCCTTGTGTTGGCCAGTGCTATATGCCAAAAGAAAGCCTGTTTGACATCTGGGTCGAAAAGCTAGTTGCGCTGTGCATTGCCACAGGTCAGGAAGTCCCGAAATTCATCACGGATAAGGCTGGTGAGTGCTGGTGATGAAATTTCGTAAAGCGCAAAGCCGCAAGCGCAGACTAAAGCTTGCAATGGCTGCTGGCGTGTCCAGAAACGATGCTAACAAGGTGCTGTGGATGGAGAAATCCATCAACCAGTGCGTTGAACGGCACAACCGGGAAGCCAAAAAAGCGGGTAAACCGAATGAAGATGGAGATTAAATATTGCGAGCGCTGCGGAGCTTTTTTGGGTAGGGTAAACCCACGCAAAAAATATTGCACACGATGTAAAAGAGATGTCTCGTGCGAGCAAAAGCGCGCGAGACGTAAAGCATTGAGTCCAGGACGTGGGTTCACTCCAGTAAAAACCGTGTGCCAATGGTGCGGTAAGCCAATGATTAAAATGTCTGCGGCACAAAAGTACCACAAAGATTGCGCGAAAGATGCAGCCTTTGCAAGTATTGCGGAACATCAGAGCATACGAAGAGAACGAGCCTTAAACGAGAAAGTACTGGAAGAAAAAAAGATTCCATCCATAGGGCAAGTTCAAGCACTTGCTGATAAAATGGGCAAGCATTACGGTGAGGTGTCGAGGATGCTCGAGACAGGAGAACTGACTTATGAATGGTAAATATTATGGCAAGCGTGAAATCCGCTGGCACAGCCGGGAGAAAGACCGGCTGGAACGCATTCGAAGAAAGGATAAAGATGAAAGTATTCGTGGAAATCGCCCTGATCTGGGGCATTGTCTTAGCGTTTATTCTCGCAGTGTTTCTGCTGAACTTCTGGCTGGTGCATCAGATCGAGCTTTTGGTCGGAGCTAAGGCGACATGGTACATCATAGGCATTGGCGCTTTGATGACAACCGGTTGGATTTTCAGACGCAGAGAGCCAAAGAACACAGAGGAAAAGGCATGACGCTGGAAGCCGCTCTTGAAGAACGCGATATGAAGGCGTCGGAGCTTATCCGCAGAAGTGGTGTGTCGGCTCCAACGATATACAACATTACAAGCCCGAATAAAGCGCCGTACAAAACGGGCGTTAAGGCTGATACGCTTGCAAAAATAGCCGAAGCGCTAAATGCAATAGTAGTGATCGATGCAAGCAAACCATTTTTATTTGATATTATTCTGAAAGAAGGGACAAAATGAAAACCGTAAAAGGAAACGTGCTTACCATACTTGGTATCGTCGCCGCAATCGTAGCCGTTAGCTGTGGTGATACAATAAATGGATGCGAAAGTACAATACAGATGCTTGGATGGGCATTTGTTTCGCTGATGTTACTAGCTACCGCTCTGGTTTTGTGCGCGCTTGGAGCGAGCGCGGAAAAAGAGCATGAAGATAACGAACGGATGGGGAAGCTGAACCGCATTCCCGCTCATACTAACAAGTGGAGGGATGTACGGTGAAATGCCCGATGTGCGGTAGTGACAACATTACAACGGTTGACAGTCGGTCTGACAACGATAGCATCGTTCGCAGAAAAAAGTGCCTTGCTTGCAACTACCGGTGGTCTACCATCGAAATTGACAAAGACCAGTGGCACAGCGCATTGCAAATCAAAGAGGAACGTAAGAGAGGGAGACCAAAAGATGATTAACCTTGACAGATTCGGTGGCGTGACCGAGCCGGAGGACGGCGTGTATTTTATGACCAACGAGCAGATGGCAGAAGCCAAAGAAGCTGACCGTATGGCTGAGATTGAGGACTTGCAGTCTGAAATCGAGGACAGGGAAGCGGAGTTGAAAGACCTCCGTGCGCAGCTGGCAGAACTGATGGCTAGTTGATTTTGTGCAGCCGTATTAAGCCAAAGTAAGAACAATGAAGCCTAATGAAGCCGAAGAAAGGAAAGAAAAATGGCAGTATTAGTAATGGTCTATGGTCACTCCGGCAGCGGTAAGTCCGCTTCACTTCGGAACTTTGACCCGGAACAGATTGCGGTTATCAACGTGCTTGGCAAGCCGTTGCCGTTCCGCAGCAACATGAAAACCTATATCACCAACGACTACGGAAAAATTGATGCTGCAATCCACGGCACCAAGCGTAAGTCCATCGTCATTGACGATGCCACTTATCTTATGACTGGCGAGTTCATGCGAAACGCAAAGGTCGCTGGATACCAAAAGTTTACCGACATGGCAGCCAACTTCAACACTCTGCTGATGCGAGCGAAGGAACTGCCGGACGATGTTGTGGTCTACTTTTTCGGCCACAGCGAGCGTGACGGAGACGGTGGCGAAAAATTCAAGACCATCGGTAAGCTGCTGGACGAGAAGGTTTGCGTGGAAGGGTACTTCACCATCGTTCTGAAAACCGTTGTGCAGGATGGGCGATACCTGTTCAGCACTCGCAATGATGGGATGGACACCGTGAAAACCCCTCTTGGGATGTTCAACGATGCGCTGATCGAAAACGACCTCGCCGCCGTAGACAAGACCATCCGTGAGTATTATAACATCCCGGTTCAGCCGGAAAGCAAAGGAGAGTAACAGATGAAGAACATCAACTGGAATGACGTGCAGGAAGCCACCGAACGCCGCGACCTGCCTGTTGGCGGCTACGTTGCCGGTATCTGCAAGGCAACGGACGAACCCGCAAAGGAGCGCCTGAACATCGAGTGGGAAGTCGCAGAGGGCGAGTTCAAGGGTTACTGGCGTGAGCAGACTGCTTCCCTTATCGATCGCGGCAAGCTGAACCCGGGCGAATGGGCATGGGGCGGCAAGACCATCAAGAGCTACAAAGAGAAGGCGCTGCCGTTCTTCAAGGGATTTATCACCGCTGTGGAGCAGTCCAATCCCGGCTACAAGTTCAACAACGATGAAAAGACCCTGCGTGGCAAGCTGGTCGGCGTGGTTCTCCGCGAGGAAGAGTACATGGGCAACGATGGCAACGTCAAGACGAAGCTTGTCGTTGACCGCTTTACCAGCGTGGACAAGATTCGTTCCGGCGATTATGAGGTCAGACCGAAGAAAACGCTGGCTGGTGGGTCTGGCTCCGGCTACGCGCAGGGCGGGAACGATGACTTCTCTGCGATTGACGATGATGGTTCGTTGCCATTCTGATTGGAGATGCGCATGAATCAGGAAGAAAAAACGCATTGGACGCAAGATAAAATCTTGCTATATGTGAAAGCCTGTATGTCTGCCACTGGTTTAACCAGAATGCCATCAAGAAGTGAATTGAGCGAGTATTACGGAAACGACAAGTTGACAAATGCAATTCGCCGTTTTCCGGGTGGCTATTACAAAATAGCTGAAATCCTCAATGTCGAAATGAAAGAAAGCGAAACGCAATTTGGAAAGTATGGCAAAGACCTTGCTACAAAACTGCTGGAAGAACATGGATTTGCGGTTGAGCGAATGTCAACTAGATACGCCTATGACCTTTATGTTAATGGAAGCGTTAAGGTTGATGTGAAAACGGCAAGGCCGAGCAAAGCAAATAAGAGTTTTTGCTATTCGTTTAACCTTGAAAAACGCTTTCCGACTTGTGATGTTTACTTTTTGATCGAAAAGAGCGAAGAAAAAGAAAGCATCTACATAGTTCCTGCATCTATCAACCAGACGCAGATTGGGCTTGGCACTGGAACGACCGTGTATAGCAAGTATCAAGACCGATATGACATTATCGCTGATATGAGCAAGGCTTTTGCTTCTGCAAAGTCATGACCGCCTACCTTATATAAGAGCTGCGCTATCTGGCTGGACGGGCGTTTGGAAAGATGAAACACTTGGGCGACATCACAAAGATTCACAGCGACAAGATAGAGCCTGTGGACTGCATCACGTTCGGAAGCCCGTGTCAGGACTTGTCCATTGCTGGACACAGGGAGGGACTTGCTGGAGAGCGCTCCGGTTTGTTCATGGAAGCGGTTCGAATCATAAAAGAAATGAGGTCAAGCACAAATGGACTGTATCCAACTTTCGCTGTTTGGGAAAATGTGCCCGGAGCATTCAGTTCCAACGGAGGAGAAGATTTCAGAGCCGTGCTGGAAGAACTTGCCCGCGTGGAACAACCAGACACTTCAATTCCTAGACCTCCGAAGGGGGGCAGATGGAGCAAAGCCGGAGCAATCGCTGGAAACGGATGGTCTTTGGCTTGGCGACAGCTTGATGCTCAATATTGGGGAGTCCCCCAAAGAAGAAAGCGTATCGCGCTTGTCGTGGATTTTAGAGGACAACGTGCCGCAGAAATACTTTTTGAGCGCACGAGCCTGTCAGGGAATCCTGACAAGAGCATCAAGGCGTGGGAAGCCACTCCCGGACATTCTCAGGCAAGCACTTCTGGATGTGATCGAACAGGCGAAAGAGTCGTCTATGATGCAAGAGGAAACGGCGATGGCAGAACTTGCCCAACCATAACGGGAGACCACGAAAACAGAATCACAGACTACACGGCTATCGCTATCGAACGTAAGACCTTCAACGAACAGTCTTTCAGCCGCTATAAGGAAAGCGACAAATGCTCAACCTTGAAAGCGAAAGCTGGAAACATCGGAAATGGTAGCGAGTGCCTGATTGCAGAGAAAACCATCCGCTGGATTGTTCGCCGCTTGACCCCTGTTGAATGCGAACGGTTACAGGGTTTTCCGAGTGGATGGACGGACATTGGTGATTGGACGGATGGCAAAGGAAAGAAGCACAAATACGCTGACAGCCCACGGTACAAGGCTCTGGGCAACTCAATCGCTTTGCCACAATGGTTTTGGCTAGTGCAGAAGATGCGCCCCTACCTGAAAGAAAAGCCTACGCTTGGTAGCCTGTTCGATGGTCTGGGTGGTTTTCCTCTGGTCTGGCAAAGAGCATACGGCGAGGGTACTGCACGCTGGGCAAGCGAAATCGAAAGCTTCTGCGTAGCTGTAACAAAAAGGAGATTTGGCGAAGAATGATTACTTGTTGCAAAGACTGCACATCACGCCACCAAGCCTGCCACGACACCTACGAGAAGTACAAGGCAGAGAAGCAAGATTTCGAGGAACGCAAGGCGTTCGTGTATGAGCTGAACCACAGCCAGAGCGTGTACCACCGCGATTATGAGGACAAGCACCGGGAAAAAGGCAAGAAGCGGTTTCTCGGAAGTGAATTTAGAGGTGAACGAGGATGAGACTTGTTGACGTAGAGCCGTTTATTGAAGCGTGGAAGAAAAGCGGGAACGGTAAAAAAGCCGAAGCTAAAACGCTTATGAACAGCGGGATTTACTCTGAATACGATAAAGGAGTTGCCCTTGACGGCGCTGCTGACCTTGTTTTGGCACTTGCCGAACAGCTTGAAAACGCTCCATCAACTGCGTGGACAAGTGTAAAGGACAAACAACCGAAAGAAGATGGAATTTATCTTGCTGTTTACGATCTTTTGAAATGGAAAAATCTGATTGGAAAAAGCAAGTTTTCAAACGGAAAGTGGGTTGGCAATAGAAAAACAGTCAAGTTCTGGATGCTGATTCCTAAAATTCCGGGAGACAACGAATGAACACCGGCAAGCAGTTTGAAGCAGACTTCAAAGCATCCGTCCCGTCCGATGCGTGGTGCTACCGCCTGAAAGACAGTGCTGCAACCTACTACGGCGGCAACGAGAACCTGTCGTTTTCCATCGACAACATCTGCGACTTCCTTGTGTACCGATACCCGATGAACCACCTGTTTGAACTGAAAACCATCGAAACGCCATCTATCCCTCTGGAAAAGGTGTTCGGCAAGTACGACAAAGCAAAGTGCAAATACCGCAAGGAAAAGCACATCACTGACATGGTAGATGCAATGGGGTACGGCGGTCAGACCGCCCATGTGATAGTTAATTACAGGGCAGTCAACCGCACCTTTGCAATCCCTGCCAGCAAGGTTCTGGCGTTCCGTTACAACGAGAGCCGCAAGAGCATCCCTTGGCAGTGGGCAGAACAAGAGGGGATAGAGGTCAAAGCAAAAAGGCTGCGTGTCCATTGGCGGTATGACGTGGACGGGCTGCTAAAGAGATTGGAGAGAGAATGAGCATGAAATGTGATCGCTGTGGAGAAGTGTTTAATCCTGAACCGCCCGATGAGATGGGGAGACATAAGCCCAATGCCGTGATTCTGGTTGACAAGAACGTGCATGACGCATGGGACTACTGGAGTTGCGATTGTTATGATGAACCGTTTCTTTGCCCTTCTTGCATGGCAAAGCTGAACAACTGGCTGAAAGGAGAAAAAAGTGAGTAAGAAAGTTTCAGACATCCTTCCCAAGACAGAAATCTTGGCACAGCTGGCAGAAGAAGCATCCGAACTGGAACAGGCTACGTTGAAGCCGCGCCGTGCACTGGACGAAACAACCCCGACACCGAAGAGCGTTGCGGAGTGTGAAATTGAGATCACTAAATACAAGCGTTGGCTCTCTCACCTTGGAACAAAGGAGCAGTCAGATGAATAAATTCGGAAACTGCCCCCTGTGTGGCAAACAGATCAAGCCAACCAACCTCCGCAAAATCGCACGGCAGAACCAGTTGTACGGCTTCCGCATGGCTCTGGATGGCATCGCCGCCACATGGGGCGCACTGATTCAGAACCTTCGGTGCGATGCAGACTTGACCGATGAACAGGTGCAGAAAATCATCCGCATTGGTGACAGGTATTGGGAGATGATCGGCAAGTTCAAAGAAGAGGACATGACCCCTGACGAGTTCGCAGATTACATCACCGCAAAGTCAGAACAGGTCGAAAAAGAGCTGAGGGAAAGGTGGAGCTGATGGATAAGGAACAGCTTGCTATCGCACGGTTGCAGGATGCTGCACGGTTATCCGAGCATCGGTACAAGAAACCGCTCATGGTCACATACTCTGGCGGCAAAGATTCACAGGTGCTTGTGGCTCTGGCTGAACGTGCAGGAATCAACTTCGAGGTGGTCAACAGTCACACCACCGCAGATGCGCCGGAGACGGTCTATTTCATCCGCGAGCAGTTCAAGGCGATGGAAGAGCGTGGAATCAAATGCTCCATCGTCATGCCACGATACAAGGACAAGCCCGTGTCCATGTGGACGCTGATTCCGCAAAAGCTGATGCCGCCGACAAGACTTGTGCGCTATTGCTGTGATGTTCTGAAAGAAAACACGGGAAAGAATCGGTTTATTGCCACAGGCGTTCGGTGGGCAGAATCTGCACGGCGCAAAAACAGTCGTGGCGTGATGGAATTGATGCACAAAGACCCTGCGAAAAGAATCATCTTAATGGGAGACAATGATGAAAAGCGACAACTGTTCGAGACCTGCAACCTCAAGGGCAAGATGACCGTCAATCCGATCGTGGACTGGTCTGACGATGATGTGTGGGACTACACGCACAGCGAGCACCTGCCTGTTAATCCTTTGTATTGCGAAGGGCAGAAGCGCGTTGGCTGCATCGGCTGTCCTATGGCCAGTAGGGGGGGGCAGACAGCGCGAGTTTGTGCGCTGGCCCGTCTACGAAAAAATGTACATTTCGGCGTTTGGGCGAATGCTCGATGCCAGAAAAGCAAAAGGCTTACCGTGCGACTGGCAGACCGGCATGGACGTTTTTCGCTGGTGGATGGAAGATGGCAACATCAGTGGTCAGTTGAGCATGGACGATTTGATGGAGGATAACAATGTTTGAATTTGCAACTCGCTGGCTGGTCTGCCTAGTCCTGCTGTCTGTAGTGGTTCAGTCCGAACGGACAATCAAAAACATGGCAGACAACCTGTTTGAAGAACGTCAGGCAATGCTCGTCTGGCTGTTCGTCAACGTATGTCTGGTCGCTTGTACGGCAGTTATGATGGGGTGGAGGTAAAGCAACATGAACAGATATGACATTGAAAAGATGATGGAAAGAAGCCGTAGAAAGTTTGCGATTCTGCAAGGCGTTGTAATTGCTTTTATTGCAATCGCGGCGGTTTCGTCTGTCACGCTTTCCATCTTTATGTATAAGGGTTTGTTTTCCGCAGACATCCCCGAATGGATGAAGTGGGCGTTTGTATTTCTTGGGAGGTAAAAATGGAAATTCGTGGAGAGCATGGCAAGAAGAGAGTTCGTTTTGATTCGCTAAAAGAAGGAGAGCCGTTTTACTACAACGGCGAACTTCTTATGAAGACAAGCGAGGTTACTGACAATTCCGGCTTTTACGGTGGCACTACATATAACTGTGTGTCGCTCCGTCACGGTAGGATTATGGAATGCCATGATGATACAATGGTCGGCATTGCAAAGGTTCATATCGAAAAGGAGTACTGATGGATAACGAACTTTACTGTCCGATGAAGATGACGAGCAATCCGCTTGGTCGGTGCGTATGCGAGAAAGAAAAGTGCGCTTGGTGGAATAAGTGGGATTGTCGCTGTGTGGTCTGGATAATTGCACAGAAGATGGGCGTAATCGGAATGAAGATGAAGAGGTGATAACTCTTGGCAACACCCCCGAAGCGTGGTCGTGGCAGACCGCCGCTGACCGAAGCTGAAAAGAAAAAGCGTGAGAAACGGGCGCAAAAGGCGAAAGAAGAAGCCGCAGCGAAACGTGAGAAAGAACGTGAGAAGAAGAAACAACAGATGCTTAACAAGCGGAAATCTATCCGCTCACAGGTGAGTAAAAAAGTGAAAGAACAACAGGAGTTAGCGATCACGAGGTCTAAGATGCTGAATACAGGTGATTTGCGATCGAGAATCGGTGATGAAGAAGACAAGAAGGTCATTGGAATGATTGCAGCCAAGTATTTTGGCGACCTTCCGAGCGTTGACATGAATAACCCGATTGAAGTGCAGCAACGCCTTGACTTCTTCTTTGACGCTTGCATCGAAGCAAGAATCTCCCCTGTGGTGGAATGGATTGCACTGGTGCTTGGCATCGAATGGGTGAGCCTGAAGCAGATTATGGCGGGCAAACGCCGTGACGACAGTTTGCAGCAGAAGTACATCCTCAAGCTGATTCTGCAAATGCAGTCCATGTGGGCGTACAACGGTATGTATGGTCAGGAAAACCCGGCAGAGTGGATTTTCCGAGCCAAGAACTACTTTGGTATGCGGGACAACGTGGAAGTCACCGTTGCACCGCCTGAACAGCCGTTGGGCGATGCCCAGAGCGCAGAGCAGCTCGCCCAGAAGTACCAGACGGCTTTGCCGAAGGGGATTGACGTGGAGTACAGAGAGGTGACGGAAAATGAAACAACGGTTGGTTGACTTCTCCGACCCGATTCTTTCAGCGGTGCTGTTTATTTTGCTTAAAGACCGTGCTACCGGCAAAAACATCATCTGGGCAACAGAGCCACCGCCTGAACTGGGCATAGGCTTTGCGGATGAAATCACGTTAGAACAAATCAAGAAGTGCCCACCAGTGCCAAGAGTTCTCAAGCGTCTAGATGAGCAGAAGCAAAGAACCAAAGCAAAAGCAGAGGTTTTCACTCCTTCTTGGGTCTGCGAAAAGATGATAGACATGGGAGGAGAAAACGGTGCGATGCCCGATATGAAGAAAGAGCCTATCAAGTACATCCATTCGACAGTTCTTGAAATCACCTGCGGAGAAGCGCCATTCCTTGTGAACCGATACGACACGGTAACGGGCAAAAAGATTCCAGTACCAAGACGGAAAGGGCTATTTGACCGCAAACTGAAATGTGTAAACAACTGGTTTGATTGGAATGTCTGGACATGGCACGATGTGGCAGAGGATGCAGCGACGACTACATACGGATATGAGTGGCAGGGTGACAGCCTGTTGCTTGCAAGAGCAAATATGCTCCTGACATGGCGAGAGAACTTTAAGTGGCTGTTCGGCATAGAGCCTGACGCTGGGAAAGTTCGTAACATGGCTGCTATCATCTCATGGAATGTCTGGCAGATGGATGGGCTAAAAAAGACCGTGCCCGGCACGGATATTCCGTGCAAAATCAAAGACTGGAAAGCTGACAAAGAAATCCTGTTTAAGGATGTTGGGGAGGATGACTAATGCAAACTGACAAAGGAATCTACCACAAGCGAGTATGTGACCGCTGCGGGTTCAAGCTGGAGGGCTGGAAGTATGACGAAAACGAGCTGTTCACAGGCTGGGCGTGGCGCAGGGACACAGGCGACCTTTGCCCAGAGTGCTATGCAGAGTATAAGCGAGTGATTGGGCGATTCAACAGGGGAAAGAGAGGGCAGAGACAATGACAAGATGTTCTGTATGGCGTTGTAAGCAGTGCGGAATGACTACCTACAATGCAGAAGATGCAAAAATTCCCAGCAACGCATTTGACGAACTTTTTGGGCTTGAGACTATTTGCAACAATTTAACAGGTTTTAGCCTGCCGACAGTCAAATACACGCACAGATGCGACGCGCAGACCATCGGCCTGTGTGAGTTTATCGGTTGGAGGAAGCAAGAATGATTTACTGCACCACAAAACATTGCTCTTGCATGGGCATCAAGCAGTTCTCTGCTTGCAAGGCTATCCGATGCACAGCAGAATCCTACAAGAACAAATCTGAGCCGTCTTGTGGCTCTTGCAAATGGTACGCAGAGCCGGAGGGTGTATGTGTGAACGACCAGTCAGAACACGTTGCAGACTTCGTGTGGGACGAACGTGGATGCAAGGAATGGGAGAAGAAAGATGACAACAGGGGAGAAAATCAGAAAGCGCAGACTTGAACTTGGCATCACGCAGAAAGATGTTGCGAGGATGATCGGAACAACCAATGCGTATGTCAGTGCCGTTGAAAAGCAAAAGCGTGGCGTAAAGAAAGAAACGCGGCTGGCAAAATTCGCAGAAGCCCTTCAATGCAGCGTAAACGATTTGAGGTCGGATGTGCCAAAAGGCATGGTAGACCCAACCAATGACGATTTCGGTGCGGTCTGCAACTGCGCTATCCGCTACTGCTTGGGCAGACGGTCATATATACCTAGCCTTGTATGCAGATACATCATCTCACTTCTGCCGGAGCTGACCGACAAGACGCTTGATTGCTTTGAACGTGACATTGCAGAACACAAGCGTACAGGGTTCGACTTTGGCGATTCCTGCTACTATGAGACGTGGGATGCGTTTTACAAGGCGGTTTGCAAGGAGATTGAAGGGAGAAAAGGTAATGCCGGTATGTGAGGTTGCTTTAGGCATCGTTTTGACAACGATGGTTGGTATGTTGTTTGTATCTCCCATTTATCTGTTTGAACGATATATCCTTTGGGACGCTTTGGATGAATATATTGACAGTACCGTTATAAAGGCTGTTGCTTGTGCGGCTATAAACGTTGCTATTTTCTTGATTGGATATGCAACCGTTCTTGCTACTATGGAGGTATAACAATGCTTAATTATCCAGAATACCTTGAACGAAATGCACTTATTGAAAGAATCAAGAAAGCATATTGCAATGGCTGCGAGAACTACAATGGAGTTAGATGCCGTGCTTGCGGTATTGGCGATGCCATTGACGTTGTGGAAGATGCCCCGACAGTCTTAGAACGTACTGCTAGATGGATTGCGCAGGACGATACATTTACAAGGTTCGAGTGTAGCGGATGCCACACAAAGAATCATCACACACGTTGGGACTATTGTCCCTCTTGTGGAGCGAAAATGGAGAACGCACATGACTAACACACTTTGGCATCCAGCAAGCGAACCGCCACGAGAGCGGACACAGCCTTTGTTGCTTGCGACTAAGACAACGTGGCGTGATAAAAATGGAAAAATGTTGCAAGGATTCTCGCCGACAGCGTACTTTCTCGGCTGTTACGCAGACGGTCAGTTCTGGGATGAGATAGGTGAGAGACTGCCGAAAAATGTGACGGTGACGCATTGGATGGCGTTTCCGATGGTATGAGGTGATGGACATGGACAAGTATGTATGGCATTCCGTGCTAGACAAGTTACCACCAGACGGTTCTCCGTTATTGATTTTGGTCACAGAGCGGCAGTATAGAGACGATTACGAAGAAGTTCTCCCGGGATGGAAAACAACCGATATCCGTTTTGGCTATTATGACCCAACATATCAAACAAGCCCATGGAGAGATGACTGCGACGACCCGATTTATGAGGACAAAGATTTCAAAATCACTCATTGGATGTTTGCACCCGATATGCTGGAGGACTAAATATGGATGGATTTGAAGCGTTAACAGAAGCGATGAACCGATGTGCTACATCACTTGAACAGCTTGCAAATGCGATCAGGCAGTCCGAAACGCAGTGCGGTTACATCAAGCAGAAGCACAACCGACCTGTATACCGTAAAGGCGCAAAGCTACATGATGGTTACAAACGAATTATGAGAACAAGAGAGGGATTTAGAAAATGACAAAACTCAAGAGATGTCCATTCTGCGGCAAGAACGCAGTTTACATTGGAGTGTGCGATGATGAAGGCAACTTTCATGGTCGTTTGGGATGCGAGCACGAACAAGACCCGTGGAGTGGGCTTTCTTATGACTTGCATCACGAAGGATGGGGCAAATGTATCCTTTGCACGGATGGAGACAATCAAAGCATGGGTGGCGTGCTATTTGACACGGCAGAGGATGCTATCGAAGCGTGGAACAAACGCTACAAAGAGGATTGAATATGGAGCAGGAACACAAGCCGAGAACATCAATGATTCTTCTGCTGGAACACGTTCATGCTATGGACGAACTGACAGACGAGGAATTTGGAGCATTCGTCCGCAACTACGCACAGTATGTTGAGACTGGACTTGAGCCAGCATACGACAACGACCGTGCTATGCGGATGCTCTGGAAAGTTGTTAAGGCGTTCGATGATATGAATGCGCAGAAAAGGCAGGAGCGAATCGAGAAAAACAGACGGAGCGCAAATAAGCGTTGGAACGATGAAAAATGCAAGTGCATACAAACGCATACTAATGATGCAAACGCATACACTGGTATGCAAAATATGCAAATGAATGCAAACGATGCCTTATCTGTATCTGATTCTGTATCTGAATCTGACAAAAAAGAAAAATGTGAAAAGAAAAATGCCAACGAAGTAAAACGCTTCAAAGCACCGACTGTCGAGCAAGCCAAAGAATACTTTGCGGATAAAGGCTACATGGAATCAGAAGCAGAGCGGTTTGTTGACCACTTCACGGCAAATGGCTGGAAAGTTGGCAAATCGCCTATGAAAGACTGGAAGGCTGCTGCACGGAACTGGATGCGTAACGTGAAGGACTGGAACGGTGGCTATCAGCAGACAATGGCTGAATTGCCTGACGAGGGAGACTTTCTGCGGTGAATATTGAAAATCAGACCCAATACATCCTGCTGGGGGCAGTCCTCACGTTCTCGGAATATGCCGATGTGCTGCAAGACCTTAAAATCGACGATTTCTGCCCTGAACTGCGTGATACATTCGCTGCCATTTGTGGCTATTGGGAACACAACGACAAGTGGAACCCGGTAGAAGTCATGGGGCGGTACGATAACTGCAAGAAAGCAATGGGTGAATGTCTGGATGCCTTCGGTGCAGAGTTCATCCGCAACGTCACTCACGACATGATGCTTGGATGGGCTGGAATCGTCAAGGAAAAGGCGGCATTGTCCAGAGCCAGAGAGATTGCATTCAAAATCGTTGATGGCTCGACCAGATATGCAGACCTGACAGGCATTTATGAGCAGCTAGGCGAAGCTATAAACCTGCACAACGAGAGAAGCGATTTCATCCCGATGTGTGACGGCATAGACAATTACATCCGCAAGCTAGATGATAAGCCGGAGTATATCAGCACAGGGCTTAGAGTGTTGGACAACAACTTGCATCTTGTGCCGGGCAACTTCGTTGTGATCGGCGGCAGACCATCTGCCGGTAAAACAGCTCTGTCCTTGCAACTTGCCTGTGAAATAGCAAAAAACGGACGCAAGGTGGCGTATTTCAGCCTAGAGACCGACCCGGACACGCTCTATGCTCGTATTATCGCAAACCAGCTAGGCGTACCGCTGCACACGGTCAAGAACAAGACCGTCAGCATTAACGAGCTTGACCGGCTGGCGGCTATCAAGAAATATCCGCTATTCATCCGCTCTGCCGCTGGTAAGAGCGTTGGGTGGATTAGAACGCAGTCCATCAGGATGCAAGCTAAAGTGGTTTTCATTGACTATTTGCAGCTTATCCATCAAGCCGGAGCGAAAGACCGATACAGTGCCGTTACGGAGATCAGCATGGCACTACATGAGTTCGCACAGTCCACGGGAACGCTGGTGGTAGCCCTTGCGCAGCTCAATCGAGAGACCGCAAGAGCAGGCATCCCACCGACCGCCGCAGACTTGCGAGAATCCGGGCAAATCGAGCAGGACGCAGATGCAATTATCCTGCTGGCGCAGAACGTGACCACAAAAAAGCGACCAGAGCCGCATTATCACTTTGCGCTTGAGAAGAACAAAGAGGGCAACGTGGGGTCGCTGGACATCACGTTCCAGATGGAAACTCAGCAGTTCAAAGAATGCGTGTGGATGTAACGAGAGGAGAATAAACATGAAATACCGCAAGAAGCCAGTTGTTATCGAGGCATTCAAACTTAATGCACGAGGCCTTGTTGGAGAAGATTGGTTCTGGAATGCAGTAAGTAGCAATGAGATTATCACGCATGATTTCGGAAAGTTTCACGATGACCCTGCGTGGTGCGAGATTAAAACGCTCGAAGGGACTATGATTGCTAGGACTGGCGATTATATCATTCGTGGCGTAAATGGCGAAATCTACCCGTGTAAACCTGACATTTTCGAGAAAACATACGAAGCGATTGAGTGATAGTAGCCTAGCATCGTTTCTGCGCTCGTATCTTCACGGTAGAATAGGCAAGAAAAACAGATAACATGGTCTGGGCGATAAAGTTACCGTCTGAACCCAATAAATATTTTTTATCAATCAACAAACGGAGGAAAACGATTATGAACATCACTCGACTGGAACAAGAGACCATCGTCAACTTCAATGCAGCGGAAGATACTGCATCGGTTTATACCGCTGACCCGGTGTATATGCGCAAGCTTGACAAGCTGTGCGAACGTGAGCCTGCATCGTACAAGCTGGTCAAACAGGACAAGGACGGTAAGTGGTATGAGATGCCCAAGCGACTGGTTCGGTTTGCAACCACAAGAATTATGACGGACGAACAAAAAGAAGCGGCTGCGGAGCGTATGCGCAAGATGCAAGCAGACAGCAGAATTCAAATCTCCGCTATAATCACCAATTAACAAATGGAATGAAAAGCATGGAATGGTATCAGGTAGTAAAACTACCCTCTGCGACTATTCCGTGTTTTTTTTCGTCTGTTATTTATCTAGAGAAAACGGCAAAGTCTGATTTTGAGCAGAAACCGTCACGATCAAGTGGCGGTTGGGCTAATATGGCTACGACTATAAGCGTGATGCGTTTGCATGCAAGTGGATGCACATGATGCGTTCGCATACCAATCTTCCTCTCTTCCTTCCTTCTTCTTCCCCCCTATAACCCCCTATTATTATCTATCTATCTCTCTATCTCCCTTCCATGAAATAGACAAGCTATTTCATGTCCCCACGCCAAGATGAAAGCTACACCGTTAGCCAACAGGGCAGACCGTAGGCGAGAACTGGCGTGAGATTCGGGCTGGTGGATGGTCTACGACTATTTCACATGGAGAATTAACTTCATTTTGCAGTCGGTTGGATATATAGAAATGTTGCATTAACTATTCATAGCGAAATACTATGGATTGAATATAATACCATAGCGAATTACTGGGAATTAAATCGAGCAGGGACAGACCGAATCGGATGGTACGAGTTATTATACGAAATAATCAGTGATTATCGGGGATAACTATATCTGTATACTATAATAAGTACGGTTGTTATACGAAATAGATATAACTAGCGGAAGAATAAATTATGCGAAATTGGAACGAGAGGTGATTTTTGGAGTGGTCGGATGACTTAGCGACTATCGCACCTCTCTTTTCCTAAAAGGCAAACGACTATTTCACACAAAAAATACACGACTATTTGACGATGGTTCGCAAGAAAACGCTACGACTATTACTCTACGACTATCAGCGGACAGTTCGCTGCTATACGATATATAGGACTTTCAAAAGCTAGTCGTCTGACGACTTTACGACTATTCCACGACTATTTTATTGGAGAAACTACGACTATTCCAGCCAGAACGCTACGACTATTGCTGACCTCTATTAGCTATCGGGCGAAAGCCCGAAAATAAATACGGCGAGAGCCGCCAATGGTTCCGCGCCGCCCGGTGGACTGTCCCGCCGGGTGAATGGTGCTAGGCTGACCGGGTACGCCCTGACTGCTGACCGGTGCCAGATTGCAAGCCGCCGGGCTGGCATGGTCTGCGGTGTGCGCACCCTTGCACTCTTATATACCTTATTATAATAGTCGGCTGTGCTGACCTGTACAGCGTCCGGGCGTGGCGGTGGTATCTCTTGTATGCGCTGGAGGTGCTGCGTCGCTGTGATGTGCTCCAACGTGGCGTAAGCTGCATTTTATCCGCTTGTGTCGGTCTGGTATCTGCGGCGGTAGAATGGGGCAAATCGCAGGAAAAGCGCCTGTAAAGCCACGTGTGCCGTTTTGCTGTGTGAGCTGTATAACTGCATGAACAGAACAAAACGCGCTGTAAACGCTTGTATGGGCTGCATTGCAGCAGGGCAAAACAAAAGCCCTGCACCATTAGCAGATGCAAGGCAAAAGAAAAACCCGGCCATTTCTGACCGGGTGAAATGCTTCTTATTTTGACGCCTTAAACAGCGCCGAGAAAAACCAAAAAAAGAACAGGATACAAGAAAAAATCACTTGTCGCACCTCCATCAAACCACGCTAAAACGCTTGTATGTGGTGCGCTTGCTGCACTCTGCATAAATATCCGGGTGTGCTGCCTGTAAAAGCTTGCTATCAAGTCGGACGCTTTGCACATCCTTGTAAATGGCCTTTGCAGTGCCCTGTACCATTTCGGGCGCGCCCTGCATCATTTCGATGATTTCAGCCTTTACAGCGTCATTCATTGCTTCAAGCTCTTCAATTAACCGCTTGTTTTCGCGGTATGTGTTCACCTTTTCTTCAAATGTCGTCATTTTTTAGCCCTCCTTAAAATATGTAATATCTTCAACCAAAATTCCGGCATCCCGTAGCAGAAAAGAAAAATGGTCGGAACTGTAGCGCGTCCAATCTTCACCAATAGAAACTGTGGCGTTTTGAGCCATGAACGGCGTTTTGAGCTTGTCCAACTGTTCAAAGATAAAAGAAATCGTTTTGCGCGCTTTGGTTATAAATTCGCTGTCATTCGGTTCGTGTTCTTTCGTCCATGTCAGTTCTTGCACCCAAAAAGCAAGGGCATCCAGTTTTTTATACTGTTCGTGAGTAATTACAAGTGCCATTTTTTCGCCCTCCCTTAGCTGTTAAGAAATGCGATCATAACGAGTGCGCCGCTAATCATGCCGCCCACATACCAGAGGGCTGCCCACTGGGTAAAGTCTAAAGTAATCATACTGTAAACCCTCCATTAATCAAATTCCGGCATTGCCAGAATAATTTTTCTGCACCGCTCAACGCTCAAGCGGTACGGCTTGGAGCGGGTCAGGTTGTCCGCTATAATCTGAGTGTATACCATCAACGGCAACTCAAACAGCCCGGCACACTTGGGATAAAGGCGCACGGCCTGATTTCTGATTTCTGCGTTTAGTTCATCTGCCCGTGTCATAGCTCAAACCTCCTTATACTGCGGGATGTAGCCCAGTACTTTAACTTTTTTCGGAATGGTGTAGTAAATCTGCCCACAATCGGGGCACCAAACAGCGTCGTATTGCTTGCCGTCGTCTCCCAGCGCCTTGCACTCTACCTCACAGGTAAAGCGTTTTAGAGCGGTTTCTGTAAGCATTGCTGCCACATCTGCGGCGGGCTGTGCGTTAAATGCTGCCACTGCCTTTTCTGCGTCTGCCAGCGTATCAAATACGCCCAGTGTCCAGCCTGCACCCTCTAAGATGTAGTCTACCATATACAGGCCGCTGTCGCTGCACCAGAGCCACACAACGGGCTTGATGGTCATTCTGCGGTTGTTCTGGGCTGCATAGAGCTGGTTAAGTGTGCCAGTCATTAACGTGCCGTCCTCAAATGTGGCGGTATAGAGATCGCTGCACTTATAGGTCTTTTTCATGGTTTTGTCCTCCTGTTTTGGTTCAATGTGGTTTGTTCTTGTTTGTGCCTTTATTATACTATCACTAGGGTGGTAAGTCAAGTACTTGATAGCAAATAACTATCACAAGATATACCAAAAGATTTATGTGATAGTTGTGCATATTGCTATCACTAGACCATGCCTGTGATAGAGCTATCACAATACGCATGATAGATGAGTTTCCCGCCATCCAGCGCCGCCGCCGTCCCGATCTGCCCGGCGTGGGTGGTCTCTGGTATCGAGTGCGGACCGGTGCAGCGTGTCCAGCGTCCGGGCGTGTGTGCCTTGCCTTGCGTGGTCTGCCCTGGTATTTGCCCGCCCTGGTTCTGGCACGGCCTGCGCTGCTCCCTGTCGTGCTCAGCCGTTCCGGGTGCGCTGGAGTGGGCAGGGGGCTCCACCGGCGGGGTATATAGCCGCCGCCCAGCCCCGCCCGGTCAGTCCCGTCACCACCGAAAAAATAAAAAAGACCCACCCCACCTTCACAAAACGAAACCCATCCGATTGTGCAAGTCGCCAAAAATTCCGAAAAATACAAAAAGGCCCCTTTCGGAACCTAGATTGTGCTATAATCAGCTAAAGGCTATACGCCAAAGAAAGGAAGAATCAAAAATGAGAAAGAGGATCATTGCGGCGGCTCTGATAGCGGTCGTAGTTTTAATGTCGCCTTTATGTGCGATAGCTGTCGAAAAGCCGGATGAGATTGCATCCCCTGCTCAACTAGAAGAAACTAACGAAGAAGGAACTGTTAAAATTAAGGAATCTCATAGTCACCTTGAAACCAAGTACGAATACGGAAAAACGAGATACTATGTCTACTACGCTGTACTGGTTGAGAATACGTACCCCGATTACGCCGTTGATTTTGTATCTCTAAAGGCCTCTGTTTTCGGTTCTGACGGTTCAGTATTAAAAACCGATGAACAAACCCTTGACTGGATTGCAGAGGGAGACTCTTATTGGTACGCTGGATATGTGTCGTTTGATTCTGAAGGCATTGCTCCGGCCAGAATGGAATACACCATTAGTGCGGATGAGTGGAATTTCCATAAAGCGAGCGCATCCAATCAGGTTATTCGTGCTGGTGAGCTTTCCGTTACCAATGTTTCTAAACGTGGCTCTGGGTACGATCTGCGTTACACAGGTCAAATTACAAACAATAGCCAGTTCACGAGCAACTGGATAAAAGTTATCGTCATTTATAAAATGAAAGACACCGAAGGAAACGAAGTTCCTGTGGGTGGCGATTACACATACATAACCGATGCACTTCCGTCTGGGCAAACGACAACATTTGAACTTTACCCATCGTCCGGTTTTGTTGGATATAGTTCCTACGAAGTCATTGCTTTGCAGGATTGACCTATAACACAAAAAGCCAGCGGCTAGATATTCTCTAACCACTGGCTTTTCTTATAGGCTGTTATGTATTATGTGGACTGCTTTTCTTCCTTGACCTCAAACTTCATGTTTGTGGCAGCTGCCAGACGACGCACGGAGTTGATGAACGCAGATTCCATCTTCTTGTCTTTGCTGTCGAAGATGATGTCAACAGCGTTGATTTTCCGCACAAAAGTCTTGCTCATGCCCTTAGACGCAGCATCCTTCTTGCGGTTATCCAAACGGCGGCGAACATCGAAGCCGTTCTCTTTCATTTCATCGTAGACTTCATTCCATACGTCTGCGTATGTCGTACCACCGCCACGCTTGGTTGCAATGGCATTCAACGTGCGTTGACAGACCTTTCGTGCATCGTCTTTGACGCTGATGGTCATGATCGAGCACATATTGTTGAAACTGGATTCAATGGCATCCACACGCTTTTCTGTTTCTGCGCTTCGTGCAGCCTGTTCGTTCACAGCCTGAACCATCATGTTTAAAATTTGCAAGCTGCTCGGCTGCCCGACCGGATAGAGAGTAGCATAACCACGTTTGCGCAGTTCAGGAAGAATCACATCGCATACAAGCGTCTGAAACTTTTGCGCCGTCTCATTGTTGGCTTTCATACACAGGCGGTAAAAGATGTTTTCGGGGACGAAATCTTCTTTCCCCCATTTGTGGGGGAATCCAAATTCAGCTAAATACTGTTCAATTCGTTCCCAGCGAATAGAAGTATACTCTACTCCGTTTTTGTTTTGCGTCTGCATAAAGCCAAGCCCACGAGCGGCATCCTCCAGACGGATGTAAGCTACTCCGTTTTCTTCGTAGCAGCTAACGCCCTCGATCAGTTGAATTTCGGTCTTAGTTGTGATACTATGATTCATAGAATCTCCTTAAATAGCTTGCGGAAACTGAGCCGATTTGCTATAATAAGGGCACAATGGCTCTGTTTCCATTGTTGGTTCATGATACGTTCGCTTCTGTCGCCAAACTTCAGCGGACGTATCATTTTTCGTTTTCATTAGTTGAATCCATCGGATGCAGCGTAAAGAACGCTTCACGGAACGCAGCAGAAATGGAGACCCGGTTCTTGATGCAGTATTCCTGCAAGCTTGCAAACTGCCGCTCCGTCACGCTGATGGTAACGGTGTGACCGTAACGCTCTGCGTAAGGACTACTCATACATATTCACCCCCTTTCGTTTTGCTGTGCAATAAGTGTAACTGCAAAATATCTGAATGTCAATCAAAAATACACTAGATATTGTGTTCGCTAGTGTTGACATCAGATTTTGCCGTTCTTATTGGCTGCTCCCGCTTCGTACCCTGCCCGGTAGTTCAGTTCGGACAGCTTACCCAGCGCTTCTGCGTACTCCATGTCCTCGCTGGTCGGCTCTTTGCCGTGTGCGAGTGCTTTCAGAAATTCTTCGGTTTTCGTTGGAAAGTTCATGTTTTTTTCTCCTAACTCTTGCGGAGAGCAGCCCTTTTTGGTATAATAGATTCCGAAAAGGGAGACTGCCCCCTTGGTGGTTGCAGGTTCTCGTTTCGTGATGTGGATAAGCTATCAGCGTTGCCGTCCAAAGTTCCGCTGGTAGCTTATTTTTTTATGCCTTGATGTTCTCAACGTAGGATGCTACCCACTCGATACCCATGCGGATAACATCAACCTTTGAGATGCCCAATGCCTTTGCGCTGCTCTCCATGCTTGCGATCTGGCTCTCTGTGAGCCGAGTGCTTATCATGTGCAACTTATCACGTTCCGAGGTTTCTGCTCGTCTTGCCAAGCCTATCACCTCGCTTTCGCTGGAACAAGTATAAAGCGTGAAAATATGCTTGTCAAGACCCAAAGTTTTACGGAAATGAAGTTCGGCAGAATTACACCTTATTATAGAAAATTTTCTACCTGATTGTGATTAACTAAGTAAACACCCTTATACTACTCTAGTATGTATAAATACATACTAGAGTATATTTATATATAATATAAGGCAAACAACTATCACGGTTTGAAACATGACATATTGACAGTTCTATCATCATGTGGTATAATCTTGATAGAAAGAGAGGGAACAAAAATGAAAGTGGGCTATGTTAGAGTTTCAACAGCAGAGCAGAACACGGCTCGTCAGGAAGTTATTATGGAGCAGCTTGGCGTTGAAAAAGTGTTTGTTGACAAAATGAGTGGGAAAAACGCAGACCGCCCCCAGTTGAAAGAAATGCTTGCTTTCGTGCGTGAAGGTGATACTCTTGTAGTAGAGAGTTTTAGCCGGTTGGCTCGTTCCACAACTGATTTGCTTGACATCATTAAAGAACTTGACGAGAAAAAAGTTAATTTTGTGAGCCAAAAAGAAAAATTTGATACTTCTGGCCCCAATGGTAGGTTCATGCTTACAGTCTTTGCGGCAATGGCGCAGCTAGAAAGAGAAAATATGCTCGCTAGGCAGAGAGAGGGCATAGCTGTTGCAAAAGCTGAGGGAAAATATCAAGGACGGCAGTACGTTAAAGTCGATGAAGAAAAATTCCGTCAGCTTTACAACGATTGGCAAAACGGAAAGACCACTCCCACTATTATGATGAATGAGCTTGGCTTGAAGTCTGCTACATTTTGGCGTAGAGTGAGGGAATATCGAAAAAAATACGGCATTACCGATGCGGCCACCACACGCAAGTATGCCAATAAAGAAGAAAAATAAAAAGCAGCGACCCACCACAGGTCGCTGCTACAAACAAGAACCACCAATCCCTCAACAGGATGATAGTACATGAGTATTATACCATTTCTGTTGAGGTATGGCAATATAAAATCAGAAGAAAGGTAGAATTTATGGATTATCAAAACATTGATTATTTTAGCCTTGCTTCAATGGTAACTGACTGGATGCGTTATGCTGGGCCAAATGCGAGAAAGGACTTTATGGATTTGGTTCGCAGTACAGATTATAACCGAAGAGCGGCTATTGAAAATGATTTGGGCGATGGATATGTTCTTGATTTTGCGGTAGATCATTCTGACATTATGAATGAGGTCGGTCAATTCTTGGTATATCTTTTTATTGATAACAATGGAGAGATATATTATGTTGGAATGGGAAACGAACAACGTATAATGGACAAGAAAAGCAGAAATAATGATTTTCTTAAGCATTATATGAAACATAATTCTAAAATTGTTATTCTTTCAAAATGGAGTACAAGAAAAATTGCACTCAAAATTGAAAAAATGGCTATTTGGATTTGCCAAATGAATGGTTTTAGACTTACCAACATAAAGGAAGTCCTTTCGTCTAAACAATTATATGAGCTTCGGCATATTCCAGAAAATAAAGAAAACGAAACAGAAACACAGTATGAATATAGGCAGTTGGCTAGGGAATTTAGTGAAGAAGTAAAGGCTCTTGATAAAATCGAACGATGGCTTTATGAAGATGGAGCCAGCAAAACACCCGGATTTGTAAATATAAAAGAAAACGTCATTTGGGCTATGGAATGCTGGACGATTGATGGCGTTACAAAAACTCGTTCTCAATGGTGCAAAGAGAATAATGTAAGCCTTGCTGGGGTAGGCAAAAGACTTGGACTTGGATGCACCCCTAAAGAAGCACTTACATTCCCAACAGCGCCAGATAACAGAAAACGCCACACAAAAGAATGGTGGGCGGAAAATGGCTATTTCCCCGGAACAGATAAAACATCTTACATTACGCCGTTAAATGAATGGCCTAAAGGATATAAGAAATGCAAGATTGCTAGAAGCAATTTCCCGCCAGACATGGTATCGGATTACTGAACAGAACAGGTGAAAGGAGCAAGAGCCTATGGATAAGTGGAACAACAGAAACTCGTATGATTGGCTTGCAGGAGCGGTCGTTGGACTGCTTACCGGGTTCTTCATTGTAGTTGTGGTTGCGAGGTGCGTTCTGTGATACTCAGTGACAACATGAAGCGCCTGATCGACACGTTGAACACCTATGAACCAGACCTGCCGAATGGCTTCTATTCTGTAAAAGCCCTGCAAGACAAACTGGACTTCACGGCACAGTTCGTTATTGAATCCCTTGCCAACGATGGGTTGATACGCTGGGGCGACACGCAGCACACAGCATTCTGGCTGTTGGAACGTGCAAGGAACTATAAGAAAATCCACAAGCTGGAAAAGATTGAACAGTGGAAAGAACGCGGGATAGGATTTGCTTGCGGCGTTCTTACAAGCGTTGTCGCAGGGTTGATTAGCATTGTACTAGCTGGCGTTTTCAGTTGACATTGTTCGCAACCCAGAATAAAACCGAACGAGAAAGGAAAAGTGACATGAAAACCGTAAAATTGTCAGAGCAGAGCTTGAAACTAATTGAAACGTTGTGCGATTACACCGACAAGCCCGATATCCTCAATGCCATCGCAGACGCCTTGTACTACGATGCGGATGAATTGAAGCGCAGGCTCAACCAGCTTGCAGAAGAAGTCAAATAAACCGCACATTCTATCCGTTAAAACGAATTTTAGCAAACAATCTTCCGAAACAGTATTATAAAAACCGAATATTTGATTTTTGTGCAGTTGTAGGCACTCTTTACATTTTCAGGTAGGGGGTGCCTATTTTTTTATGCAGCCAAAGCAGTGTATCGCCATCATCGACAGCATCAAAGCGTATGCAAAACAGAACCCGACAGAAGCACAGGTCTACGAGGACTGGTTCCAGGCGGTGGTGAACCTGAGAGATGCCCTGTCGCAAGACAAGCGGTTCGATGCCTACAAATACTCTGGTGAGCTGCGCTCTGTCTGTGCAGCCATGATGGGCAAGATGAAAACAGGCGAGGACGTGGCAAAGGTCTATGACATTATCGGCCGGACGTACTTGTTTGAAGCAAAAGATGTGTTCGACAGCTATTGCATCTACCTCGAATGGAACCGTGCGCCGGAGAAGAAGTTCTATCAGCCTAGACGCAGGGTTCTGAAAGTGCTGGCATATGACCTTGAGGACTTGTTTTATAAGCGGATTGACTTCTTGGGAGTTAGCTTGCCCGCTCGCGTAGGAAAATCGACGCTCTGTATATTTTTCATCACATGGCTGATGGGCAACCGACCTGACGTTGCATCGGTTATGAGCGGACATTCCGACAAGCTGACCAATGGCTTCTACGGCGAAGTGCTGTCCATCATCACCGACCCTGTGACCTACAACTGGGGCAAAATCTTCCCTGACGTTCAGCTTGTGGACAAAAGTGCAAAGGATGAAAGTGTTGATCTGAACCGAAAGAAACGCTTCCCCACCCTGACTTGTCGTTCCATTGGCGGTACGTTGACTGGTGCTGTTGAAATCGGCGAGGGCGGCGTTCTGTACAGCGATGACTTGATCGAGGACTTAGAGGAAAGCCTGAATGTTGAGCGCCTGAACAACAAGTACGATGCCTATCTGAACCAGTTGAAAGACCGTAAAAAGCAAGGCGCATTGGAACTGATGGTCGGTACACGTTGGAACGTGCTTGACCCTCTGGGGCGCATCCAGAACCAGTATGCAGACAACCCAAAGTACAGATTCCGGGTGATTCCTGCGGTGGATGAGAACGGACACAGCAACTTCAATTATGACTATGGCGTTGGCTTTGACGATGCCTACTATGCTGATATGAAAGCCAGCATTGATGACGCAACATGGTGGGCAAAGTACATGGGTAAGCCCTATGTGCGTGAAGGACTGCTATTCCCTGCCGATGAACTGCGGTATTTCAACGGTGTTCTGCCTGATGGGGAGCCTGATCGCAAGCTCATGGTCATGGATATTGCATGGGGCGGCGGTGACTTCACGGCCTGTCCTATCGCTTATGTGTACGGAGATGCTGTGTTCATCCCAGACCTTGTGTTCAATAACGGCGATAAGACTGTGACTAGGCCGGAAGTCGTGGGCAAAATCATCCAGCACAAAATCAATGTGGTGCGCGGCGAAGCCAACAACGGCGGTGACGAATATTGTGACGTGGTAGACAGCCAGCTTCGGCAGCAAGGCTATCACTGCTCTGTTCGCAGCCAACGTGCGCCCAGCGGTCAAAGCAAGCTGTCAAGAATCATTCAGTATGCGCCGGATATCAAACGTTTCTATTTCCTTGACGAAAAACACCAGTCGAAAGAGTACAAGGCGTTCATGGAACAAGTGACGATGTTCACGCAGCTTGGTAAAGTTCCGCACGATGATGCGCCGGACAGTCTGGCACAGCTTGCCGATGAATTGTATAACGGAATCAGTAAAATCGAGCCTGTCAAGAGGCCTTTTTGATTAAAAACACAATATATTGTGTTCGCTGGGTCTATTTATTTGATTTCACCACTTGACAAGGCTTATAATGTACGCAGGAAGTTTTGCAGCTTCCCTTAAAGGAATAGCTTGCACGCGGGGTTTTGTCATTTTACTCGCGTGCGTGTCAACAAGCATATTCCTCCTTTCACCGGTGGAGGTTTTCTCACTCTTTCGCCTTCACCGGACTTTATATGTTGCGTTTCCAATTGTAAGGGGAATGCCAGTCCTCCCCCATGGCTGGCAAGCAACGGTTCGATTCCGTTACGCAGCACAACCATCTTCTTTGCTTGGCTTTCTGTTCTCTGAATCCTCCACCGCTACTCCCGGCTCTCGATGCAATGGTTAGACATGACATTGCAAAGAGCAGCGGTTAACCAATCAAGCCGGGTTTCTATGTTGCATTAGCTCAGTACGGCTAGAGCATCCGGCTCATAACCGGACATACATTGGTTCAAATCCATTATGCAGCACCAAAATTGCAGCCGACCCGTTTTACGTCTGTCCGACAACTGAATGTAAAGGCTGCAATGGCTTTCTCTGGGCGGAGAATAGCACGGCTGGAAGTGCGAACAGTTTCCCAGTAGCTTCTGACAGGTCTGTGCTCAACAGCCTGTTTCCAGAAATTCAACGAAAGGAGCGCTCATGCTAGTTAGAATCTGTTGCCCTTGTATCCGGCAGAACCCAATCTATAAGAACGTCCGCTGCAACCGATATCTTGGCGAAGTGGACGGACGATACCATTTCAAGTGCGACAGATGCAAGGGCGTTATCGAAGGAGACACAAGAGAAGGATGGGTAAAAATCATCCATCCACCTGAAAAGTAAATAGCTTTTGAAGCGCAGTTTTGGCGCAGTGAGATAGACCTTAACAGGCTTGTCTTACTGCGCTTTTTATTTTTGCCGGAAAGGAGGAACGCATGGCTGAGTATCAGATTGTCGTTGACGATTTTTTGAATAAGCCGCTGACCGGACGTAGACCGATTGAAACGCCGGAGACGGAAATCAATCGGGCAAACGTGCTGAAAGTGGTCATGGGCAAGGCAGATCCTATTCATCTGCTGAACAAGAACGAGATCCGCTTTCTGCACAACTACTACTTGGGTAGCCAGCCTGTCCTCGAACGCACGAAGGAGTACCACGCTGAAATCACTAACCGCATTGTAGAGAACCACGCCAACGAGTGTGTGGGCTTCTACACAGGATACATGAGCGGCACTCCTTGCTCTTATGTGCGGTCTGAAACGGCAACAGGTGACGGTGAGGAAATCGCCCGCCTGTCAAATGCTTTGCAGTATGAGGGCAAAGATGCGCTTGATCGGCGTCTCTGGCAGTGGATGTTGGAGTGCGGACAGGGATACCGCATTGTTCTTCCCGACAAGGGGTACAACGGGAATTACCCGGACGAAACGCCCCTGCTGGTGGATGTTCCAGACCCGGACATGGCGTATGTGATTTACAACTCCGGCATCGGGCACAAGCCCATCGCCAATGTGCTGCACATCCCACGCAATTATCAGAATGATCTGAACGACCTGATTTGCGTGTATACGCCGAACCAGTACTTTGAAATCGACAACGGCAAAGTTACGAAATCGGAGAACCACTCCCTTGGAATGCTGCCGATGGTCGAATACAAGCTGAACCCGGAGCGGATGGGTTTGTTTGAACCGGCTATTCCTGTTCTGGATGCCATCAACCTGCTGGAGAGCAATCGTCTCGATGGCGTAGAGCAGTTCATCCAATCCATCATGGTCTTTATTAACTGTCTTGTTGATAAAGAAGCGTTGGAAGCTGTTAAGGCTATGGGCGCAATGTCAATCAAGTCTACTTCTGGACTTGCTGCCGATGTAAAACAGCTTGCAAACGAGCTGAATCAGCAGCAAACGCAGATTCTGATTGATTCCATGTTGAACGTGTACCGCAGTCTGACTGCCATGCCTAGTGCCACTGGCAGCGAGAACTCAACGTCTGACAACGTGGGTGCGGTCATCGTCCGTAATGGTTGGAATCACACAGAAGCGAGGGCGCAGCAGTACGAGAATATGTTCAAGTATGCTGAGCGTCAGAGCCTGTCTGTGATGTTGAAAATCCTGCGTGACACGGCTGGTTCTAAGCTGATGGCAAGCGACATCAACATCAAACTGCCACGCCGCCAGTACGACAACCAGCAGAGCAAGGTTCAGATTTTCGCACAGATGATTCAGCAACCGATTGACCCACAGTTAGCGTTCACTACGCCCGGTCTGTTCCCTGACCCGCAGGCTGCTTACGAAATGAGCAGGCCCTTCTTGATTGCCGCTGGCAAGCTGGGCGAAGATGGGAAAGCACCGAAGCCGCAGGAGCAGCCCAAACAGGATGCTACCGACGCAAATGTCGGGAACATGGCAGACAAACAGTCTACCGATATCAATAAAGAAACAGAGGGTGAATAGCCCTTTGCATATTCCGGCAGGGAAGCCGGGATACAAATTTCGCAGCGTTGCAGGGAAGCAACGGTAAAAAAACGCAGGAGGAAATTAACGATATGAAACTCAATGTGTTGCTTGGTGATGCCTACAAAGAGGGCATGACCGCCGATGAAATCATTTCTGCGCTTGAAAAGGTTGCAGACCCTAACGCAGAGGTTGAGAAGCTGCGCAACGCCGTGACGAAAGCCAATGGCGAAGCTGCTGAGTACAAGAAGCAGCTCAAGGCAAAGCGCACCGATGACGAGAATGCCGCACAGGAACAGGCCGACAAGCTGGCAGAGATGCAGAAGCAGATTGAAGCCTTGACTGCCGACAAGGAGAACCTCGTCAAGGAAAAGACCCTTGCATCTTACCGTGAGAAGTTTGTTGCACAGGGTTATGACGCTGAACTTGCTGGCAAGGCTGCATCTGCACTGGCTGACGGTGACATGGACAAGGTGTTTAAGTTCCAGTCGGAGTTTATGACCGCCCACGACACCGCATACAAGGCTTCTCTGCTGAAGGATATGCCCACGCCTCCGGGTGCGGATGGTAAGGGCAGCTCTGATAGTGAGGGCGTGGCGTTTGCCAAGAACCTTGCACAGCAGAATGCCAATGTTTCTAAGGCGTCGAGTGACGCAATGAGTGCTTTCCATTAACAAGGAGGAAAACATGAAGTTTACCCAAAACACGGTCAACGGAATCAACGATACTATCCTTGCTTCCAATGACTACACTGCCATTCCCTTTACCGTGACCGAAACTGCTGCGGTTAAGGCTGGCTATCCCATGACCAAAGCTGGCAAGAAGGCGACTTCCGCCACCGCAGATGGCATTCTGCTGTATGACGTTGATCCGGCAGAGAACCCCAATGCTTCCCTGCTGATTCGTGGCGTTATCGACACCAAGAAGGCTGCTGCAAGCTCTGGCTTCACCTATGATGCTGATGCAATCACTGCGCTTAAGACTGCCATTCCCGGCATCTTCTGCCGTGACAACATCAGCGTGAACGCTTAATAGGAGGTAAAACAACATGGCACTGAATCTTAAGGAAGTCTTTGCCCCGGCTGCGATTGCCGCCTATTGGACGAACGACCCTACCAATGCGATGCCCTTTGCATCTGACGCACTGTTCCCCGCAAAGAAGAAGGCCGGTCTCGACCTGAAGTGGCTGCGCGGTCACAAGGGCGTTGGCGTGTCCCTGATGCCCAGCGCATTTGACGCAAAGGCTACGTTCCGCACCCGTGAGGGCTTCAAGTTCGATGAGACTGAGATGCCGTTCTTCCGTGAGGGCTACCATCTGGGCGAGAAAGACCGTCAGGAAATCCTGCGTGTTCTGGACAGCAACGACCCCTATGCCCGTGACGTGATGAACCGCCTGTACGATGATACCGCACAGCTTATCACTGGTGCTCGTATCGTTCCTGAGCGCATGGTATGGCAGCTTCTGGCTCCCACCAATGGCGTTCCTGGCATCACCATCAAGGCAAACGGCGTGAACTACACCTACAACTACGACCCGGACGGCACTTGGAAGTCCACCAATTACAAGGAAGTCTCTGTCGCAAAGTCCAAGTGGAACGTCGCCACCGCCACTCCCATTGCTGACCTGAACGCCGCAAAGGACGCTGTTCTGGCAAGCGTTGGCGAGGTCGTGACTGAGGTGTACATGAACACCGCCACCTTCCGCAACATGATTGCTGCGGACGAGGTGAAGAATCGGTTCATGACCGTTACCGCAAAGGCAAACGCCGTTCTGCTGGATGCCGAAGCACGGCAGATTATCGAATCTGCAACCGGCCTGACCATTCATCTGTACGACAAGATGTTCAAGGCAGACCAGTACAGCGCAAGCGAAAAGTACCTGCCTGACGGCATGGTGGTGGTTGCTCCGTCCGGCGCTCTGGGCAGCACTTGGTACGGCACTACTCCTGAGGAAGCCGACCTGCTGTCTGGTCAGTCTGGTGCATCCGTGTCCATCGTGAACACTGGCGTTGCCATCACCACTGAGTTGACCGTTCACCCGGTCAACGCCAACGTCTATGCTTCTGAGATCGTCCTGCCGTCCTTTGAGCGTATGGACGCTGTGTACTGCATCAAGGCTTACTAAGGCGAAAGGAGGAAAGCGGCATGGGAGACCAGTATTCCGAAGCGGCAGTCAAGCTGGGGCAGTATATCGCCCCTGCACTTGACCGTGGAATCACGGACGAGGACTACCCACTCTTCGACCTGCTGCTTGATTTTGCCAAAGACAAGATATTTGCACAGGGCTACCCATTCGGCAACAGGCCGGACGAGTTGCCCTCGCAGTATCAGTCGTTGCAGATACGCATTGCAGCGGAACTGTACAACCACATCGGCGCAAACGGACAGACGAGCTACACCAACAACGGCATTACTCGTGTGTGGGAAAGTTCCGATGTGGCACAGTCCCTGATGAATGAAGTGGTTCCGAGAGTAGGTGTTATCGGCTGATGTTCAATGGTAGCCCGCTGGATAAACGCCCGCTGTGGTATTCAAACCCGGTTGGCGAGAAAACGCCTGTTGTGGACGAATGGGGAAACGAGACTGGCGAATCCGCATACGAATCGTGGAGCGAGCCTGCAAAGCTGATGCTGAATGTCAGCCCTCCTACCGGCGCTGCGGAAGCAAACCCTTTTGGAGCGTTTACGGATTACAGCTACGTTGTCAGTTCGTCCAGCAAAAAGCGCAAAACCCCACTTTACGAAGGCACACACGTCTGGTTTCAGACGGACGTTTCAAAACCCTTCAATTACACTGTGGTCAAAGTCGCAGATCATATTACAGACACGTTATATGCACTGAAAGAGGTGGCTACAAGTGAAAATTAAAGTGAGGTTGAGCGATGCCGGACTTCGTGATGCGGAACGTCAGATACAGGAGTACAAGACCACCCTGAACAAAAAGGCGCAGGAATTTGCAAAGGCATTGGCTGACAAGGGGCTTGATGTGGCAAAAGTTCGCTTTGCGAATGCAGAATATGCCGGTAGCAACGACGTCTCTTGCCGTGTTGAGCAGAACGGAAACACCTGCACCATCGTTGCCGAGGGCAAGGCAGTTGCCTTTATCGAGTTTGGCACTGGCGTACATCACAACGGATATGGCGGTGAACTACCGCCCGGCGTTAAGGCGCATGGCTCCTACGGCAAAGGGCAAGGTGCAAACCGCAGATGGTACTACTACGGCGAATCCGGCAATGCTGGTACGCCTGTTAAGGAAGTAGACGGCAAAGGTCAGCTGAATTACACCAGCGGCAACGATGCAGCTATGGCTATGTGGGGAGCTGTTGAGGAAATGGCTTCTCAAGTCGAAGCAACGTGGAGGGAGGTTTGGAATAGTTGATCGATTATTTCAATTCTATCTTCACGGCTGTTGCTAAGGAGCTGCGAAAGCAAGTGCCCGGCATCTTCGTTACTGGTGAAATCAACGACAGCAACGTTAAGAAGTTTCCGTGTGTGCAGATAGAGGAAAACAGCAACCTTCCTGTGCACATTGATTCTGCTGGACACAGCAAGTACGCTGCCGTTTCTCTGCGTGTGCGGGTCTACTCTAACAAAAACACAGGGCGTATTGCAGAAGCACGTTCCATTGTTGGCATCGTGGATTCTGTTCTTGAACCGCTTAAATTTTATCGCAAATCGTTTGCCCCGTTGAATGGGCTGTACAACAATTCCGTCTATCGGATTGATTGCAGCTACGGGGCAACAATCGGAGAGGACGGAATGATTTACCGAAACTAAGGAGGTAAACATTCTATGAGTACTGCTATCTCCGGTCTGAATACCACCCTGTATTGTGGCGACAGCGCAACCGCTCTGACGAAGCTGTGCGACATCAAGGATGTGCCTGACCTGATCTCCGAGCCTAACCTTCTGGATGCCACTACCTTGTCTGACCCCATGCAGGTCAACATCTTTGGCATTATCCAGAGCGACACCAAGTCTTTCACCGCCAACTACAACAAGGCTGACTATACGAAGGTCAAAGCAGCTGGCTATGATGAGACTTCCGAGAACAACGCTGTGAAGTACTACGCCCTGAAGATGCAGGACGGCTCCGGCTTCACTTGGCAGGGTATGCATCAGGTTGGCTTGTCCGGCTTTGGCGTAGACGAGGTTGTGGAAATGACCATCAACTGCATCTTCACTAAGAAGCCTGAGTTCAGCGAGACCCTGACCGTCACTGGCGGCTAAACCGCAAAAATCGAATCAATCAAACCGGGCAGAACTGAACAACAGATTTGGTTCTGCCCCTATTTATAAAGGAGAGCATTTATTATGGCTGCTAAGGTTATCAACTTTCATTCCCCCGATGGCAAGAACACTTACGAGCTGACATTCACCCGTGACAGCGTGGAAGCCACCGAGCGTGCAGGTTTTCAGATTGGCCAGTACACCCAGATGACCAATCTGCTGTCTAACTCTCGTGCCCTGTTCTACGGCGCTTTCATCGCACGGAACAAGGGCATTAAGCGCAAGGTCGTGGACGAAATGTTCCAGCACATCGAGGATAAGGAAGACCTGATGGGCGTTCTGCTTGAGATGTTCATGGACGCTTCTAAGTCTCTGCTGGCAACTGACACTGAGGACAAGACCGCAAAAAACGCAACGTGGGAGATTGTGTAACCGCACAATCTCAGGAAACAGACGGAGAGGGAGAGCCATTCTCTTTCTCTAAGCTGTTCCACGATGTAGAAGCCTATTACATCTCCATCGGCATGACCTACGACCAGTTCTGGTACGGCGATGTCTGGCTGGCGAAAGTTTACCGTGACGCAGAGGAGCTGCGGGAACGCAGAGCCAATGCTGAAGCGTGGAGAAACGGCTTTTACATGGCATCTGCGCTTTCCTCTACGGTTGGCAATATGTTCCGAAAGAAAGGGTCTAAGCCGATCAAGTACATGGATAGACCACTTCCCCTTACTCAAAAGGAGAAAGACGAGTATGAATACCAACGCGCAGTTGAGGCGCAGGAGCGAATCAAGAGAACGATGTTCTCTATGATGGAAAGTGATGGTGGTAGTGATGGCTGATGTTGATATTACGAGCTTATCCGTAGAAATTTCTGCGGAATCGCAGGGTGCAGAGCTTAATATCGACAAGCTCACTACTGCCATTTCTAATTTGCGGACGAAAGGCAACGTCACAAAGGTTGTAAACAGCCTTGACAAGCTGGCCGGTTCCATTGCGACGCTGAAACAGGCATCCGCTGGAATGTCCGGGCTGGACAAAATCACCAGCTTTTTGAATGGGCTTTCCAACGTAAACCCGACCGCAAGCGCAAAGAGCATCAGCACGGTCGTGAATGCCATCAAGAAGATTCCCGCGGCAGTCTCTGGATTAAACGGAACGGATTACTATGCTCTGAAAGACAATATCAGAGAGGTTGCAAATGGTCTTTCGCAGTTATCTATTTTGGATGCTGGAAATCTCAAATCCGTTGGAAGTTCCATCAATGCGCTTGGAAAAATTCCGGAGCTGACAAACAAACTTGACTCCAAAACTCTTGACGCATTTGCTGTCGCTTGTGAAAAAATCTCAACTTCTCTTACTCCCCTTGCATCTCAGCTCGACAAGGTAGGCAACGCCTTTGCAAAGCTCCCCCCGCAGTTGAGCAAGGTTGTGACACAGGCGAACCGTGTGACCGCAGCCAATGAAAAGCAGCGCAAGAGCTATCTTAGCCTGTCCAATCAGATGAACGGCTTTATGCGAAACATGGCAAAGCTGGTTTCGTTGAAAGCTATCGCTGAGTATCTTGGCAACGCTGTTGCGAAGTTTAACGACTTCTATGAAGCAACAGACCTGTTCCATAATGCGATGGGCAATTTGAGCGGTGAAGCCGATACGCTCATTAGCAAGATGCAGGGGTTGCTTGACGTTGACCCGACCAAAGCGATGACTTACATGGCTACCATCCAGAGCTTGGGTACTTCGTTTGGCCTGACCAGCGACAAAGCATACATTCTGTCTAAGAACCTGACCCAGCTTGCCTATGACGAAGGCTCCTATTGGAACAAAGACGTTGCAGAAACCTTTACCGCAATGTCCTCCGCAATCTCTGGCGAGATTGAGCCTATTCGCCGTTTGGGCATCGACCTGTCTCAGGCACGGTTGCAGCAGGAGCTTCTTGCTTTGGGCTTTAACAAACAGGTTTCTAGTCTGTCTCAGGCAGATAAGGCGGTTCTGCGTTACATTGCTATTATGAAGCAGACTGCCAATGTGCAGGGCAACCTTGCACAGACCATCCAAAGCCCTGCGAACCAGATTAAGATTCTGAAAGCGCAGTTGGATATGCTGGCAAAGTCTGTTGGCTCTCTGCTCTACCCCGCCATGAAATCCATTCTTCCTCCGCTGATTGCCGCCGTCCAACTTATCCGAGAATTTGTCCAGTGGGTGGCAAAGCTGATGGGTGTGAAAGTCGTGTTTACTGATTTCACTAAAAGCGCTGACAGCGTTGGTGGCATCGGTGACGCAATGGATGACACGGCCGATTCGACAAAGAAAGCCGCCAAAGCCCTCAAGGACTACACGATGGGCTTTGATGAACTGAACATCATTGACCCCACACAGGGAAGTTCTGGTTCTGGCAGCGGCGCATCTGCTGGAAACATCTTGGGCGATGTAGACCTGTCCGGCTACGATATGTTCAAGCAGTACAATGAAGAGTTCGCAAAGCAGATCGATGCTATTAAGCAGAAAATCAAGGATATGCTCCCCATCATCGGCGCTGTCACTGCTGCGCTTGCATTGTGGAAAATTGTTGATTTTTTGACAGATGTTGCGACCGCAATCTCCAAAATGACTGACTTGCAAAAGCTGGCTCTTTCAATTGCGACTGTTGTTATTGAAGCTTCGTTGGTATTTAGCTTTGCCAAAGGTTACGCTTCTACTGGAAACCCTCTTGAGCTTTTAGGTGAAGTGGTGTCTGCTGCGTTTGGTTCTTTTGTTCTTTGGCGCACAATGGGCGCGGATGGCATTACGCTTGGCATGGGTATCGCTTTTGTGGCAAGCCTTGCAGGTCTTACTTATGCGCTTGGTACCGGCGAAGCCAATCTTGGCGATGCAAGCACATGGATTCAGGCTGCTTTAACAACGGCATTCGGCTCTATTACTGGTATCACACTACTTACCAATCTTGGGGTAGCCACTGGTACAGCCGCAACGCTTTCTATCGGTCTTGCAGGCCTTATTACCTTTGCGGGAATTACATTCTCTCTTGGCGAAAAGCTGAAAGAATTTCCGGTTCTTGATACCATTATTGCTGCTTTGATGGGAATTTTTGGCGGCGTTGCTGGTGCTGGCGTTGCATTGCTTGTCGGTGCAAGCCTTCCTGTTGCTGGAGCCGTTGCCGCTGCTGGTGTCGGTATTGGCCTTGTTCTTCACTGGGCTGGTATCAAATGGGGCGCTAAAGAGAGCGGTGAAAAAACAGATGCTGCTGCAGAAGCCGACATTAAAATGCATTATGTCGAAAATGTTTTTGAGCAGCGCATTGAAGCCATCAAGCAAATTATCGTTACCAAGTGGAATGCGGCCATTGATTTTATGACTTCTCTTCCCGGAAAGGTTGGAGATGTCATAAATAGCATTGGCGAGTGGTTCAGCTCTCTTCCTGAAAAAATCGGCTATGCCCTTGGATTTGCCGTCGGCAAAATCGGGGAGTGGGTTGGAAACATGGTCGTTACTGTAACAACCGAAGTTCCAAAAATCGTTTCGTCTGTTGTTAAGTTTTTTGAAGAACTGCCGGGAAATATTTGGACTGCAATTCTCAAAGCTCTTGACGTTATTTCTAAATGGCGGGAGCGCATGATAGCTTTCGTTGTTATTGAAGTTCCAAAAATCATTTCGTCTATTGTCGGTGAGTTCAAAAAGCTTCCTGACGAATTGAGAAAGCTTGGCAAATTCATCTGGGATGGCCTAATCAACGGCCTAAAAGATGCATGGAGTACCGTTACAAATGGTATTAAGAGCTTCACTGATGGTTTTGTCAATGGCTTCAAAGATGCGCTTGAAATTCATTCTCCTTCGCAAGTGTTTCACCAAATCGGCGTTTATGTCGATCAAGGCCTTGCAAACGGTATCACTGCAGCACTTCCTTATGTTGAACAAGCTATGACCAATCTGGCAAACGTTGTTCAACAGAAGGGCAACGAGATGATTGACTATGGCGCGACCACTGCAACGAATTTTGTTGATGGTTTCTTCAATGGTCTGGACAGCAAGTGGCAAGAACTTGATTCCGGCTTGCAGAATGACTTCTTCGGCACAGTGCAGAATCTTTGGAATGCTGTGCAGAACGGCGACTTAAAAACAATTGGTACAACTGCCGCTGCTATTATCTGGCAGGCGATGGGAGAAGGCAACCGAAATCAGGTAAAAGCATATGCGCAAAGCTTTATTTCCAACATTGCTGGAATTTTGAAGGATGCATCCAAAACCTTGTTTAACGAAGCGTTAAAAGTTGGCAAGGTTATCTGGAGCGGCATAACAAGCAATTTTGGAAAAATCGTAAAGAGCGTTTCCAATCTTGGAACTACGATTTCTACATCAATTAGCGCGTTGAAGGTGCCTTTAGCTACCACTGGCACTGCGATCAGTCAAGGCCTTTTCGGTGGTCTTGTAAGCTCTTTCCCTGAAATTTTTGCTGCAATGGGCGGCTTGATTGGAAGTGTTGGCTCTGCGTTTGTTGGCCTTCTTACTTCTATTGCCGGTGCGCTTTCGTCTACAGTTTTCGGCATTCCTGTAGCGCTTATTGTGGGCGCGGCCGCAATTGCCTTAGGCGCTGCGATTGCGGGTATTGTGAGCAATCTCGGTGGGAAATATTCAACTGACAATTCTTCTTACGTCGGAACCCCTGAATATGATGCTTCTACAGGTTCCACCACTTCTGCAAATGGATACTACAGCAATACATCATCCGGAGCAACAAGCTCTTCTGACCTGCAAGGCGCAGTTTACAACGGCTGCTATAATGCGTTTCTTGATATTTTCCAGCGCTATGGTGACGAAATTACCGGTGGCAAGGAAGTCAGGCTGTTCATTGACGGAAAGCAGATTACTGCTTCGGTCGAAAAGCAGCAGGCTGACCGTGGCGTGCAAATCATGGGTACGGAAGTGTATAGCTATTAAGGAAGGGACGGTGAATTATGCAAGCTCTTGTATCAGTAAACGGCGTAGATTTGCCAGAGCCTTCCTCTTATAGCGCAACGACTTCAACCATCGTTGATTCTGGCCGAAACGTGCAAGGCAAGGTTGTTGGCTCTGTGGTTCGGCACGATGTTGCAAAAGTGGCTCTCAAGTGGAACTACCTTACCGCAAAACAATGGGCTTCCGTTATCGGCCCATTCACTACAAACTTTTATTGCACGGTACGATTTTACAATCAAGCGACAGCTTCTTATTCCACACGCCAGATGTATGTTTCCGACCGAACGGCCGGAATGTGGCGAAGGGGCCCAAACACCGGAAATGTGATGGGCTGGACGGATTGTTCTTTGAGCCTGGTTGAGGTCTAAAGGTGGTGATTTTATATGTCTGTAAAGCCGTCCGATAAGTGGCTTTCACAATATAATAATACGCTTGTACCCGAAACTTTTATTCAGATTACTTATCATGCAGCTGATGATGCGGCGCAAACGGACGCTATTGCAAGTTCAGGTTCGCAAACCGTGTTTAGTAATGCGGCATCCATCACTGACCTGGACATTTCCACTTCTGGAAATTACGCGACTGCTGAAACTAATTTTTGGGTTTTAGATGGAAGCTTTGATATCGTCCCGAATTCTGAACCGTATCAAGAATGCGGCTATGTAAGCGGTGAATGCGTATCAAGCTCCAATCATCCAACCATCACATTTTCTTTTAGTAAAATCCACGAAGAAAAAATACCGGGTCTGACAATCATTTGGTCTGAAATTTTAAATGAATGGGCAAAATCATTTAAAGTTTCCGCTTACAAAGGAACCGCTCTTCTTTTGGAAAAGCAAATTGACAACAACGATTCCGCCGAAACTTCAATTGAATTTGAGATTTCCAATTATGATTTGGTTATTATTGAAATTCTTGAATGGTGTATTCCAAACCGAAGAGCTCGTATCTCGCAAGTGGAATTTGGACAACGTGTGAAATTTAGCAAAACAGATCTTCTGTCGTATTCCCATAAATCAAAGCGAGACCCAATTTCCGGTCAACTTTCCAAGGATTCAATTTCTTTTTCCGTTGATAACAGCGATCAAAAATGGAATCCTATCAACCCTGACGGCCTCTACAAGTATCTGTATGAACGCCAAGCTGTTTTTGTAAAGTATGGCATGGACTTGGACGGACAGACTGAATGGATTAACGGAGGTAAGTTTTACCTTTCTAGTTGGAGTATTCCTTCTAATGGCATTACTGCTTCCTTTGAAGCTCGCGATGCTTTGGCGTTTTTAATCGATTCACTATACACCGGAAGGAAAAGCGGAACTTTATACGAAATGTGTTATGACGCTTTGGAACTTCTTGATGTTTCCGGTATCAGCTATTACATCAACGAATCTTTAAAGGATTATACAACTGATTTTAGCAACGGAAATTCTTCGTATAAAAACGCTGATGTGCTACAGCTTTCTGCTAACGCAGCTGGTATGGCTTTGTATCAGACAAGAAACGGTGAGATTCGGATTGACCGGGTTCCGTACCTTCCTGAAAACAAGTCCGACATTTATGAAATCACTGAAATCAATGATTATCAGTATCCGGAAATCACTTTTTCTAATAAGCTAAAAAACATCTCTTACTCTCTAAATGGAGCTTCGTCATTGTATCCGAATGGCGCTACTGGCGATGGAGTTACGCAAAGTGTAAACAACGCGCTTATCTCTTCTTCCATCGTCTCCCAGCCAAAAAATGTTCTAACTGAAAGCTATAAAGTGCTTTCTAACCGTCGAAAAGCCACCCTGTCTTATCGTGCCAGCCCACACAACGATGCTCTTGATTTTGTCAAGCTCAATCATCAGTTTGGATATTCTTCTAACTTGTTGATTACGGATGTTTCTTACACGTTTAATGGTAGCTTCAAGGGTTCCGTTACCGGGTATATGATTGAAGATGTTGATTCGTTACAAATCAATGCTTCTGAGATTTACTTGCATCCTTCCGACACGATCACGCTCACTGCAACGCTTACCCCTGCATCTGCCGATTCCCCTGTTATTGTTTGGAATGCATCTCCTGCTGGTATCGTTGAGCTGAATGTCATCAAGAACGAACGCGGCGTATCTATCTGCAAAGTCACATATTTACACAGTGGAAATGCAACGATTACAGCTACAGTTGCGAGCCTTTCTGCTTCTTGCAACGCTACTACGATTGCGGACGAGATTTCTAACCTCAAAGAAGGCGATACCGTTTACATCTCCGTCGCTGGCGTTTATACTGCTTTTCTTGTCTCAAAACATAATTACGAGCCAGAATTAAATGGCAAAGGGAGAACGCTTCTTGCTCTTAAAGACGCGAAAACAGAAAACATTGCGTGGGATAGTAAAATGACAACTCCCGCAGAGTATTCGACCAGCAGTATTGATGCCTTATTGAACGGAAACATAAAAAATTCTTTTTCTGATTTCATGCAGAAAAAAATCGGCAAAACTACTTTTTATTATACCCCAGCGTTCAAAAAAAATGATTCTAACAATTACGTACCTTCTGCTGTGTCTACTCTATCTCGCAGTATATTTTTACCTTCCGCAAAAGAAATATACTACGGATTTCCTGATAACAGTAGTGCTATTAACGAAATTTGGGGGTATGGATGCAACGCAGAAGGAAGCCCGCTCCCTACAGCAAAAGAACTTCTGAGAAATCCTTTTTTTACTATCGGAGACGATTACAGCCCGTATCAGCAGTGGACGAGAACTCCCGTTACCCATCTTGAATATTTTGGCATGAATCCTTCTGTTGGGGATATCTATTATCGTTCTATTGTTGTTTCAGGGTATTGGGACAAAGCACATCTTGGCAATTCTAGTGACGAAGAAGAATTATTTTTTTATGATTGTATCGGTTCTGGCAACGAGGGCCGTAAGTGCTATCATTACATGTTTACCGTTCCGAGTAATTTGCCTATTGGGTATCAAAACAGAGTTGAGGAAGAATAATTTATGGCTCGTTGGATTACAGACCGCACGCAATCAGATGTTGACCGTGTGAAAGAAATTACCGCAAAGGCGAGAACAGGCACGTGGACAAAAGCCGAACAATCGGAATGGCTTGCCGGAATGAAGGGCGCTTTAAGTTATACGGATTTCAACCGCATTGAATCCGGCATTCAAGAACTTGGCTCCATTGTTGGCGCATCTGTTTCTGTTCGGACTGATTGGACAGTCGATGGATATATGAAAATCTCCGATGCAACACGTTGGCTTTCTAACATCAACTCCATTCGCGCTAAATGCTCTGGCCCATCTGGTATTGCAGATACGCCAGAAATCATGAACAAACTCGATTTTTCAACGATGAATCAAATTGAGCAAATTTTGTTCGACATTGAAACGCTTGCTAAAACATACGTTACGTTTTCCGGTGAATACATGACAGGAGATGGACAATATGGTTTTTGAAGACCGTGTGGCAAAACATCCGGGTCGATGGACAATGGTAAAATCGGATGGAACATCCGAAATTGTCACTCTTATCCGAAATGACGAACCAACAAAAGAAGGAACGCCAATCAATGCATCCACTTTAAACGAGCTGAGTACTGTTGCGGGCGCAATTAACGCAAAAGAAGAAGCTGTTTCAGCTGCATCTAGCGCAAATTCTGCCGCCACCAGCGCAGTCAAAAGCGCACAGTCAGCGTCCGCAGACGCAAAGAGCGCGGGAAGCTCTGCCGCTTCTGCCGAAGAAAGTGCGAACAGGGCTGCGGCCATCGTGAGCACCGATAAGACGCTAAGCGTCGAGGGCGCTCCGGCTGACGCAAAGGCTGTTGGCGATGCGCTGAAAGGCATCAAGCTCCCTATTGCCACCGCAACCACGCTGGGCGGTGTGAAGGTGGGCAGCGGTCTGACGGTCGATGCGGACGGAACGCTTTCTGCGGACAGCGCTTTGGCAGCCTACCCCGTGGGCAGTATTTTTCAAACAGTCAGCACTACCAGTCCCGCCGCCCTGTTTGGCGGTACATGGCAGGAGATTGCGCAGAACCGGGTGCTGATGGGTGCGTCCTACGCCCACGCAGCGGGCACCACCGTGGAAGCCGGTCTGCCCAACATCACAGGCAGCTTAATAGAAACGGAAGCAGAGAACTCCCCATTCCGTGGTTCAAAAGCAAGTTTGTCGAAATCAGGAGCTTTAAAATTCACAGAGGTTAATACTGATTGGGGTGGCTACAGTAGTTTGTCAGGTTCGGCGTACAATATTAAATTTGATGCTTCCCTCTCGAATCCAATCTACGGCCGCAGCGCCACCGTGCAGCCTGCCGCCTACTATGTGCACATCTGGCGGCGCGTGGCCTGAGAAAGGAGGTTTTGAGCGATGATCCCTGTGACATTTGACACTGTGGCAACATTGCAGTTTGGCAGTGAGGGTCACCCGACCAGTCTGCACTTTGCCATCCCGGAAGAGTGGAAAACCTGCAAAATCAGACTCCACCTGCGGCGCAGCGACGGTAGCTTTGTGCCCCCGATGCAGCTGGACGAAAATGGATGCGTAAAAGTAAACCGCAGTGACTCCGGCAAGACCGGCGGACAGTGGATGCTGTCGGCTGAAAGTCCTGACGGAAAAGTATCTTACTCGCGAATCGGCAAATATGTGACCCCCATGGAGGTGACACAATGAAGATCCTTGACGAGACCGGCGCGGTCGTGGAAAACCCGGACCTGACCCTTGGGTATCTGGTGGACGACACTGAAGAAGTCACCCACCCCGCCGTAGAGGGCGTGGAGGAGCAGTGGCACTGGGAGACCGTGACCGAGTATCCGAACGGTGGCAAGGACGTGCAGAAGATCGTTGACCGCCCCGGAGTACAGGCACAGGAGGAATGGGTGGAACAGGTGCCCATCCAGAAGTACATCCGCTACACCGCCGAAGAGCTGGCCGCGCAGGAAGAAGCACGCAAAAAGGCCGAAGCCCGGGAGAAGCTGCCGGACACGGTGGCGGCACTGCAAAAAGAAAACGAGATGCTCAAGCAATGCTTGCTTGAAATGAGCGAGATTGTTTATGCATAAAATCACACAAAAATTAGAAAGGTTGGTACGTATGATGGCTAAGTTGTGGGCACAGGAAATTATGTTCGCTGAGACTATGGAGGACGCAAAGGCTCTGTACGAGCGTTGCCCCCGCCTGCTGAAGGAGAAGGTCAAGGCAATTCTTATCAAGAGCGGCTTTGAGGAGATCGTACAGTAAGGAGGACGCTATGGCTGAAATCATGGATGTATCCCGATATCAGGGCACGATCAACTGGGAGAAGGTCAAGGCAAGCGGCAAGGTGGACGGCGTGATGATTCGCGCCATGGGCAACAGCGCGGAGGGCAGACCCAGTGCGCCATACACTGACCCGCAGTTTGCTCGCAACTACGCAGAATGCAAGCGGCTGGGCATCCCCTGCGGCGTGTATGGCTACTTTAAGGCGGTCAACCGGGAGCAGGCTGACAAGGAGCTGGCGTACTTCAAGAAGCTGCTCACCGGCCGGAGCTTTGAGCTGCCGGTGGCCGTGGACATCGAGGACGAAGTGCAGAAGCCGCTTGGCAAGGCCGCGCTGACCGACCTGACGGCCTACATGCTGAGCACGGTGGAAAGCTGGGGCGTGTACGCTCTGCTTTACACCGGCCTGTGGTTCGGCAGCACCTTCCTGTACATGGGCGGCGCGGCGCTGAAGCCCTACGACGTGTGGCTGGCTGCCTACCGCACGAAGAAGCCCGCACCCAGCTGGTCTTTTGGCATGTGGCAGTACACCAGCAAGGCCCGTGTACCCGGTGTGACCACCAACGTGGACATGTCCCACGCATACAAGGACTATGCGGGCATCATCAGCAAGAAGGGTCTGACCCGTCTCCGGGAGGGTAAATGACCGAAAAAGAAGCTCTCCTGTGGGTGCTTGGCATCTTGGGTAGCCTGTGCGCTGCGGCCATCACCATCGACAAGGTGCTGGAAATCATCCATAAGTACATCAAGAAGGCGCAGGCCCCCGACGATGCGCAGAACAAGCGAATGGATACGCTCGAAAAAAGACTTGGCGTGCTGGAACAGGGACAGCTTCAGCACGCACAGGCCCTTGCAAGAGACCTGCGCCGCTTTGACGGCCTCGATGAAGAGATGCGTCTCGTCCTTGTTGGCGTGCAAAATCTTTTGGATTCGCAGCTGTCCGGCAACAACCGCGAAGGTATGCAAAAAAGCAAATCCGATATTAACAACTACCTACTGAAAGGAGTAACAAATCATGGAAGCAATGTTTAACTTTATCCCCGCACCCATCGCACTGGTACTGATGCTCATCGGCTTTGCCGCGCTGGCCGTTGGTGCCATCCGGCTGGGCTACAAGCAGTACGTCAAGCAGTGGGCACTGGAGCTCGTGACCATCGCCGAGGACAGCATCATGGGCAGCGGCCAGGGCGCAAAGAAAAAGGCACAGGTCTTTGCCGCGCTGCGCGGCGCACTGCCGGACTGGCTGAAGCCTTTCATCACCGATGAAGTGCTGGACAGTGTGATTGAAAAGGCTGTCAGCATGATGAAAAAGGCACTGGCAGAAAAGAAGCCTACCATCAACAAGGAGTAATTTATGATCGAGCAAAGCGTATCTCTCGCATCCAATGGCGTCGTCAAAGTGCCGGGCTATGAGCAGCTGGTGCGCTTTGGCTACACCAAGAACCGGGGCGTGTACCGTCTTGCCGTCACCGCTTCCGGCGAGTGGGAGGGGCTGGCTATCCGCTGCTTCTGGCACGTCCCGGACGGCAAAGACCCGGCATCCTCGCTGGTGGTAGACGGCTATGTGGCCGTGCCTGCCAGCGTGACCGCACAGCCCGGCAACGGCTGCGTGACATTTGAAGGCAGCGACGGCACAAAGACCGTCACCAGCGCAGATCTGCGGTATCGTGTCAGCGCCAACAGCGGCACAGAGGGCGGCACAGAGCCGGAACCGGGCACCCCTGCATGGCAGCAACTGGTGGATGCCGTGCACACCGATGCCGCCGCCGCAGAGCAAGCCAAGACCGATGCACAGACCGCGGCCACAGAATCTGCCGCCAGCGCGGACAAGGCCGCTGGCAGCGAGAAAGCTGCCGGTGACGCGCAGGCAAAGGCCGCCGAGAGCTTGCAGGAGCTCAAGGACGGCATTGCATCCGGAAACTTTAAGGGCGAGCCGGGCACATCACCCACAGTCACCGTGCAGGATATCGCTGGCGGGCATCGTATCGTCATCACCGATGCGACAGGGACAAGCTCCGTCGATGTGATGGACGGCAAGAAAGGTGACCCCGGAAAACCGGGCGATACAGGCGCAACACCTGAGCTTACTATAGGCACGGTTGAAGAGGGTGACGCGCCGTCTGCAACAATTACGGGCACGGCTAAAAATCCCGTGCTAAACCTTACACTTAAAAGCGGCGCACCCGGCAAAGACGCCACCGTGGACGCCACCCTGAGCCAGAGCGGCAAGGCAGCAGACGCTAAAGTGACCGGCGACGAGCTGGCAAGAAAAGCCGTCATAGATGACACCGCTGTAGGCACCGATGCATGGAGCAGCAAGCACATCATTGACACCCTCTGCCCACCGCTGGAGGAGACCGGGAACCCTGTTGTGTGTTACCCTGTGGCGGGATATCCGCTTGGCGTGAAAGTGACGTTGGAACCCGTGCAGGAGGGGAGCGGAATACCCAGCCCCGAAAACATTCGCCCCATCAAGGGCAGAGACAGCGTGACGATTACCCGGCAGGAGGATAATCAAGTGATTACGCTCACCCTGCCGGAGACGGTGTACGGTGGTGAGGTGGACGCGGTGAGCGGAGATGGAAACAATAACACAAAGATTATCACGCTGGATGGAAACAAAATAAAATTCAGCCAATCCGGCAACTATTTTAATCTCCCGTTACATTCTGCACCAGGGGCTTCAATACAAGGAACTATTTATTGCAATCACTTTAACAGCAAGATTTTTATCGTGAATGCAAGGTACGAGTTTTGTTTTGTGTTAGCGTCTACTATAGCTGATCTGTTTACCAACGTTGACGACTTGAATGCCTACCTTACCGCCCAGTACGCCGCCGGAACCCCCGTGCAAATCACTTACAATCTGGCAACTCCAACGCCTTTCACCGCAACCGGCGCACAGCCTATCCCCGCTCTGAGCGGCGTGAACACAATCCTGACCGATGCCGACAGTGCGACCGTTACCGGCAGGGCTGACCCCATCAAACGCATTACTGACCTTGAGGACGCAGTAGCGTCCATGACAACGACCTAAGGAGGTTATTTATGGCTATCAAAAGTAAAGCTCGCCATGACCTGACCCTGCGCTCCATCAAGCGGGAAATCGCCGCAGGACGCGATGTTGCGTTCTGGCTGGATAAAGCATACATGCACTACGACAACGGACTGCTGACCGCAGATGACATCGCAGAGGTGGAGACGTTGGCGCAGGCGTACTATGACGCGCTGGACGCAGAAGACAAGGCGGGCGCTGAGGAAATCACACTGTAAGGAGGATATCATGGCAAGCACTACATACGAACCGCTTAACCCGTGGAGATACTCAAAAAGTATTATCCAGACAAATTCTGACCGCGCTGGAACAGGCGTTTGTACAGGTTACCATATTTCTGTGCTTGGTAATATGGCGCGCAACGCCGGACAGCTGCCGCAGCCCTTCTGGCTCGGTGCTGCCTGTGGCGGCGGCTCGCGTAGTCTTTCCGCCAGCGTTGCAAGGGCTTAATGCCGAGCAGATAAAAGCTGTGATAAAACGTGCGCCGCTTGGGAGGTATGACCGGAAAATCGCCCGGTTGCGGTACGTTGACCAGCTATGCCAAGTTGATATTGCAGCGCGTGTGCCGTATTGTCG